CCCCCCTGCAAAATCTGCGACAAGCGCGATTCGACGCCGCCGTTGTGGTACTCCAAAAAACTGCGCGTCGAGAACTCGCCAAGCAATGCTGAATCCTCTTCCCATGATACATCCTGAATTAGACCACCCGTTCGCAGGCACAGGAATGTCGGGGATTTCTTTGTCTGAGACTTTTGCAGTCTCTTCAAGAACTGCGGCGAAATCTCTGCCGCCGTTGACGCTGAATGCTCCCGGCACATTTTCCCATACCATAAAGCGCGGTCTAATGTCAGTGCCGGTTCTTCCTGATTCGGCATCTTTCTCCCTCATTTCTTTGATGATTCTGATTTGCTCCATGAACAGCCCTGACCGTTCGCCGCTCAATCCAGCACGTTTCCCGGCAACTGACAAATCCTGACACGGACTGCCGCCGATAATCACATTCACTGCCGGAGCATCTCTGCCGGAAATCTTTGTTATATCTCCGAAGTGTTTCATTTATCCAGTCTCCTTTCCTCAATCCACATTCTCGCCTGAAGCTCTGCAAGTTCTCGACGAAGGATTTCGTTTTCATCGTTCAGAAGCCGCATCTTTTCGCGTTCAAGGTTTCTGCGTTCCCGCGCTTTTCTGCGCTTCTCATACATGCAGTTTGCTGTCTGCATTCGCTTCACCGCCTTGCGGCAGTCAGTGCAATACTTTGTCCGGATAGCGGCAAACCAATTTTCAATCCGAATGATTTTGCCGCACCTCTCGCACACCTTGACCGCCGCGCCTGTTTCATCGTAGTTCACTCTTTCACTCCCCTTTCGCGTCGATTTTCTTTCGTTTAGCTTACTGCCTTTAACGCATTTCGGAAAAATTGTATTCGGGGGAGTGCTTCACATTCTGATAATCTCTTTCGCAACAAACTGTGTAGAGATCGTAAATCCGCTGAATCACTTCCCTGTTCATCTCGATTCGATGCGCTTCTGCCGTGATGATGAGTTGCTTTGTCAGCGCGTTCTCACCGTCTGCCATGAGGTCAATCTTGTTCTCCGCACCGGATGTACTCATCCACTCCACGCGGAATGCTTTCACTGCTTCTGACGGGCGGCAAAGTCGCAAGTCGATTATCATGCGGTCAAGCTGTTCAAGTTCCCGCATGCGCTGATTGATAAGCGTCACTTCTCTGTGCAGTGTGAGCGCGTCAAACTCAGGCGGTTCTTCTGGTTCCGGTTCTTCCTCTGGTTCTTGTCGTTGTGCGGTGACTTTTTTGTAAAGCCACCACACCACCACGACGTAAAACAGGATATAGCCGAGATATTCCAAGCGGCATCACTCCTTGCTTTTTGCTTTCGCCTTTTTCCGCTTCTTCGATTCCTGCCACTTTTGCAGCCTTGATTTTTCCTTTGCGTTTACAGAGCAGATTTTGCCGTGCTCAATCAGTCGCATTGTATCATCTCCATTTCATCCAGAATGCGATTTCCGGCGTTCTGCTCCGCTGTGCCTAGTTTTACCGGAAACGGAGCAGAGCCGCCTAGAATCGCTTGCTATGCGCTTATACGCGCTTATCAGCCTTGTTTAATAGCTTGTCTCTCCCGTTTCCATCTCCCACAGCATTTGTGTGAGTTCGTCCTCGTCGAACATGGTGAGCTGGTTCACATCTTCACCAAGCCACCACTTGAAAACGTCCATACCCGTATTCCAGTTTTGCGTATTCGTCAATCCTGCTTCTTTCCTTGCTATAAGCATCTTCCCGAATGCGCGTATATAATTTTCTTTGTACTTCGGATACTTCTTGAAATCCATGCGCTGTCTCCGGCTGCCCGATAGCGGGCAGCCAATACATCCTATGCGCTTTTCGCCGCATTGATACTGCGGATTACTTGCGCACCCATAGAAACGCAGGAACTCCCATACATCGGAATCAGACCATTCTACGATCGGATTAACTGTTACATTTCTTTCTTTGTAACAGTAATGAACAAAGTCATCAATATCATGCAGTGCATCATTATCACCAGACTGAACGCTCAGAACCACCCCCCAAATTTGTTAATTGAAAATTTATATTATTCCTCGTGAGAAATGCTTGTGTATCTTTCGGCTTTCCGATAACATTGATAAGGTTACTATTGTTTCTGCGGTTCGTAGATTCAGCCCACCGAACGCCTGTTATTTTCAGTCTCCCTTTGCCGCCCTGCTCTTTCAGTTCGGAGCAACACCAACGGACAATCCGTGTTGGCGGCATCTTCTTTTTCGGAATGAGATTCCACATGGTTTTCGGAGTGCCGTCCTCATATCGTGCCTTGTCGATAATAACACCCGGAATGCTTTTAACGTACTGTACCGTTTCAGGCGCATCTACCGTCGTAAGATTATGGTGAATCTCGTGCTTCACTCCGGCAAGCTGTGCAAGGATGCGGATAACATCTGAATCCTTGCCTCCAGAATAGCAGAGATAATACGGTTCGCCGTTTTTCGGTTCAAAAGCTCTCAGCCGTTCGATAGCGTCTTTTTCCTTTTGAATCAGGCTGTCATTCATTTTTCATCACTCTCCTGTAAGGTCAATCCCCATAGCATCCCGCAGCCATTCAACTGCGCCGTCATAGTCGCTGTTCGTGTCGTGCATCATCGTGCCGATGCCCTCAGAGCTTTCGATGAGCTTTTTCAGGCGTTCTTTGCCGAATCCGTAAAGCACATTTAATGCTTTGCACATCACCGCGATTGTCTGCATCTCCATGCGCTGTTGGCATTTTTCACAAAACTGTTCTTTTTGCCGCTTGATTTCCTCTCTTGCCACTTCAATGGCAAGTTTGCGCTGATCGCTTTTATTTGTGATATAATTTGCTTTCATTCAGGCATCACCTCAATCAATACGCCTTGACCTTTTCCGTACACATAGGCATCCTCGAATCCAGCGATATAGGTTGAATTATCGTTTTTCAGCTTTCCGCACTTTTGCAGCGCGTCAAGGATGAACTTCACGCCGAATCTCACGTTGTCGGGATCTCTGCGCCGGTTCTCCTCGTACCATGTCAGCCGGATTCTGACTTTCTGTTTTATCGGCAGTAGCCGTTTCGCTTGCCAGATTATCAGTTCTTCCGCATCGCGCTTCATCTTTGCGGCGGCATAACGGTTTTTTCTGCAAGCGTCGATGTATTCATTCGCTGTCGGGAGTTTGCCCAAAATCATGACTTTCTGCATGGTATCACTCCTTTTCAGGCGGTTCGGGGATTTCAGGAATCGGCATCCAGTACAGGACCTTTCCGGCTGAATGATGATATTCGTCATCTTTCTCACAGTTAAATCCGACCTGCCCGAATCCGTTTGCTTCAAGTCGTGCTATTGCAAGTGCGCCGGAATCGCAGTAGCATAATACTGTATCTGAAATATTAAACTCTTTGATTTCCGGCAAAGCATCCTCGACCGAAATCCAACGGTTGACGGCGGGAGCGTCCATAATCAGTCTGTAAATATCAGCCGCATCCTTTTTGCCCAAAGGGAAAAGCGATACGACGAGCGCATCCCGATCAATCAAATCAGCCATTGTCAGCACCTCCTTCCTCGCATCCTTTTCTGTGCGACTTGCAGCCTTTTTCATCATCCCAATCAGGACAGTTATCGCACTGATTGAAGTCATCCGTGAACCACGATTCATTCTCCATTGTCAGCACCTCCGTCCATTTGTGCGCCACAGTTCGGGCAGTATTTTATGCGTTCTGCCATACCCGTTGATTCTGTGTGCTTACATTCACTACACTCTGCATAATACATATTATATGCTGTGTAAAATTCATCACGTTTTATAATCCACCGCCCGCGCCGCACTTCCGGCTCGATTGTGGGCATCTGGTTGATACTTTCATCGAACATACAGCCGTACACCGTATCCGTTGCATCTGGTGTGCAGTCGTTTCGTTGACAGTTCCCGCAGACCTTTTTCATAAGCGCATCCGCATCAATCAAGCGCATCTTCGCTCACATCCTTCCGCAGCCATTCAAGCACGCCTTTTTCGCATTCTGCGTCGTCATTGCAAACTTCATAGGCGCATAAGCAGCAGACGCTCTCGTGATCCGTGAGAAAATCCGCAAGCTCCTCGTCCGTCATCTGACGGATTCTGCCACCGTTTGTGAGTTTCGGATTCCGTTCAAAGTCTTTGCACGCAACCTCGTTCTCTCCTGCGGTTTTGCATTCGCCCCAACCGAAACCAGTGCAGTCTTTACATTTCGGCATGGATTTCTTGTATTCCTCAATGTCCATTTCTCCCGCTCCTTTCAGAATTTCACAATTCTAATTCCAAACTCAATTTTGAATCTGAAACAGAGCCAGCCGAATGCGATTGCAATTACAGGATAACCGAAATACGGACGCTCGTTTATCACTCCGAATGACGGAATAATCATAATTTCATTTTTTACGATCTGTCCTTTGACACGAATCTTTTTTCTTGTGACCTGTTTGCCCATCACCGCACCTCATCCTGTAACCAAGCGGCAATGCACTTGTCGCAATCTTTGCCGTTCTTCGCGCACAGCTTGATTCTCGTGTAATCTCCGAAACCATCTTCCAGCGCGTACATGATGCACGGCTTGCCGCAGCCCGGTTTCGGATTCGTTCTCAGGTTTTGATTCATCTTGCCGAGAATATCAATCAGGGCAAGTTTGAAGAATCGCTCATAGTTTTTCACTCTGTACCTCCTGTCGCATTTCTCATCCGGTAATTGCGCCCCGGCTTCCGCTCATTCATGATGATGTTTCCTTTTGTCCGTTCGCGGATTCTGCCACCGAGTGCTTCATCAAAGCCGATTATCTCTTTAATCATAAGCTCACTGCTGATGATTGTTTTCCGGTCTGACTTGTATCTTGCGTCGATGATGTCAAGCGCATAGCTCAGCGCTTCCTCTGACGGATTCACGTTTCCGGCTGTTTTGAGGAAATCGTCAATATACAGAACATCCGATTCTGACATTTCCTGCATGATCGCGTCTTGCTCTGTCAGCTTGAATTTCGTCTGGATGAGCTGAGCACACAGCCGTTTCCACTGTACATACTTTATGCTCCGTCCACGTTTCGCAAGCTCTGAGCATATCGCGGTGCAAAGATGCGTCTTGCCGACACCGGAAGCACCGGCGAACATGAACCACGAATTGCCGTCTTTCGCAGCATAGCGCATTGCAGCGGCTTTATTGATCGCCTGAAACTCATCCGTAACGATGTAAGTTTCAAAGGTGCATCTTTCGTACAGATCGCCAAGACCTGAGCTGTGCATCATACGCACATACCGCCGCTTGCTCATGCACTTGCATTCTCTCATGTGCCGCTCACCGTCATCACCGAGAATCTGAAAATAGCCGCGATTCTTGCACTCAGGGCAATCAAGCCCGTCAAGAGTGCCGATTGAATTATTGTACCACTCGCATTGTCTCCTTGCGTATTCCTCAGCCGTGAGAGGTTCTTTCCGCTGGTATTCCTCCGGAATCATATCCCGAAACGGATTATCAGAAAATACATTCGTCATCAAGTCCGGCATAGTAGTCTACCTCCTGCTGAGAAGCGTTTGATTTTCCGCCGTAGTTGTTTCGCTCCCACGTTCTCACTGCCGCTTTCCAGTCTTTCATGGGGTTTCTGCCGACCTTCCAGCCGTTAGATGAGTAGTAGTTTACAAATCGCTGAGCATCGACCGTGTTGCCGCGCTCTTTGCAATAAGCAGACACTTCCTCAACTGATGGGGGAGAGAAGCGCTTGCGCGTTTGCGGCTTGTCCGCATATATAATATCTTTCTCTTTATCTTCTTCTTTATCTTTATCTTTCTCTTTATCTTTATCGGCTTTTTTGGGTTTTTCAAAAAACCGTTCGCTTTTTTCGGTTTCTTCAAAATCCGTTTGCTTTCTAGGTCTGCCGCCCTTTGACCCGTTCGAAGCGTTCTTTTCGCATTTCTCCTGCCACTTGATCCCGTCCTTGTCAAGTTGTCGGCTCATGATGATAAAAGCCATTTTCAGAGCACCGGAGAACTCTGCAATTTCGCCACGCTTTGCGAATGCGAATAGCGCCTTGATAAGTTCTCCGGCTTCCTCATTGCTGTCAAGGGAATCAAACAATGTTTCCCAGTCCTTATACACAAGGAACACGGCATTGTCAGTGTGATAATCTGCCATCGTATCACCTCACCACAATGACGTCTGCTCAATCTGCATAGTTGCTTTTGCGTTCTTTTCTGCCTGCGCGTAATATGTATCTTTCAATTCGATTCCAATTGCGCGTCTGCCGTTTTCAAGAGCCGTCACAACCTCTGATCCGATACCCATAAACGGAGTAAGAACAATGTCATTCGGATTCGTCCAGAGATTTAATGCGCGGCGGATAACAGTCAACTGCAAAGGACAAATATGCTTTTCATCCTCATTATCTCTTGCGCTTCTGTATTGCAGCGTATCTGACGGATTGATATCTGTCCAGATCGGAGAAGCATATTTTTGCCATATCGCAACCGGAAATGATTCATCTGTATGTGTTACCGGTTCAGGATTATCACCGGGTTTTCTCATTACAACCAGATAATCCGGAATACCCTGTCTGCTCATTGCAGAATCTTTCTTGATCTGTTTATGGAGCAAACCGAGTGCTTTTGTTCTCTGCATTGCAATAACGGGATCTTTCCAGATGCAGACTTCTGAATGATAGATGAATCCGTGTTTCTGATACAACCGAATAAGATCACCACGAAAATCATCAATCCCGATAAAACCGTCACGCGCTTTGCTTGTCTGCAGATTCATGCAATGTACAGCCATCAATCTTCCAGGCATAAGCACGCGATACAGTTCTTTCACAATGAAATCGAAGTGCTCAAAAAACTCTGCGCTGTCTTTGCTGTTGCCCAAATCTCTGTCACTGTTGCTGTATGTATAAAGACTTGCGAACGGCGGAGAATAGATACTGAAATGTACCGAATTATCCGGAATCTCCGTCAGCACTTCGCAGGAATCTCCATGATAGAGCGCCATTCTGTCATCAACATACTGATTTTTTACATTCATGCGGTTTCACTCCTTAGCCATTCCGGTACGATCATTTTTTCTATTGCATGATAGCGTTCTGTGATTCGCACCGTTCCTTTTACCTCACTTGAAAGAATATCTTTTGTGTGCTTCACAAGCTCTGCTGTCATTTTCGCTGCATCCGCCTGCTTGCGTTCAATATTCTTTTTCACGCTTTCTTCTTTATCTGATATTATGATATACACATCAACTTTCTTTGTCTGTCCGAATCTCCAACACCGTCTGACCGCCTGATAGTAGCTTTCAAAGCTATCTGACAAACCGCAGAAAATAACTGTGTTGCAATTCTGCCAGTTCATACCGAATCCGGCTATTTTCGGCTTTGATACAAGTCTTTTGATTTCTCCGGATGCAAAACCGATCATTGATGTTTTCTTGTGTTCATCCGTGTCAGCGCCTTTCACTTCGACAATATCGTCAATCGACTTTGCAATCTTTTCTGATTCATCATTGAAATCGCACCATACAAGAGCCTGCCCGCCAGCCGCTTCTGCAATCTCTTTTGCTTTCTGTACTCGTTTATCGCAACTTTCTTTTCGCGCTTCTCTGCGCTCCGCAAGACTTTCGACCGTAGGCGCAAACAAACACATCTGACCGTCTGCAAGCGTTGTGTCATCACTTTCTGTCTGGAATTCATGTATCACAAGCGGCGGAAGATCATACCCGGATGCATCATATCCCAAATCGGCAGGGCTTGTCATGCAACATGCCCATGATGCAATCCATTCAAAGAACTTGTCTTTTGCATGGCCTTTCAATCTCCACTTGCTTGTGTTCTTTCCGTCATGCACAAAATATGTTGCAAGCATTTCTGTCTGCGACATGATACCGAGAAATTCAGCATGATTTCCGATCTCCATGAAGTCATTCGGCGCAGGCGTTGCTGTACAGCATAATCTATACGGTGTACGCTTGAATTTATCAATTAACGCTGTTCTGATTGTTCCGGTGCTGTTTTTCAAGATACTGGATTCATCTAGAACAACTCCGGAAAAAGCAGATTCATCGAAATGATGGATCATTTCATAATTTGTAATGTTGATTCCGCCTTTTACATCATCCTGCGTCCGGCAGATATTAACATCAATACCGAATTTCTCACCCTCACGCTTTGTCTGACTTGCAACCGCAAGCGGAGCGACAATAATAACAGGCTTCCCGGTATGCTTTACAACTTCTTCAGAAAAGCAAAGCTGCTGTAAAGTCTTACCAAGACCGCAATCCTCAAACAAACATGCTCTGCCTTTTTTCAATGCCCAATGAACAATATCTCTTTGCCAATCAAAAAGATTTGCATTGTAGGAACTTTTATCCGATTCAAATCCCGCAGAGATGTTTGCAATCTCTTTTTTTCGTATGAATTGGATATACTTGCTTTCTTGCATTGTCCATTAACCTCTTTTCACGTATCAGAACGGAATTTCACCGTCGGAAAGGATTTCCTCAAACTCTCCGAGGTCACCGATATTCAAGCCCTGATCTTGTGCCGGAGCTGCCGCCTGCGGTCTTGCTTGCGACTGCTTAGGCGTTCCGGCTTTTGCATATTCGTCACTGTACTGCTGACCGCTGCCGCCGTTCCCGTTGTCTGATTTGCCGCCACCGAAACCGACGTTATCAGCCTGCACAACATAGCCGAAATGCTTCACTCCGTTTCTGTCCTCAAAGTTATTGTTCCGGAGACTGCCCTCAACCGTGATTGCATCGCCCTTGCTGAAATATCTGCCGACGAATTCAGCAGCCTGCCGCCATGCCTGAACCTCGATGAAATCACACTCTCGCTCTCCGGTCTGCTGATTTTTGAACTGCCTGTCGCAAGCGACTGTGAATTTGCAAACGGCAATGCCGCTCTGTGTCTGCCGTGTTTCAGGATCGCGGACAAGCCGCCCGAAAAGAATCACTCGATTTAATGCCATTGGTTTAATCCTCCTGTAAATAGTTCTTTCCGAATACCTGCATGAATTCTTCCTTTGCCCGTATTCATGCAGGTATTGCATTGTTTCATCGCTCTTATGAACTGCGCGTGATGATGTCCGATGACATTCCTCGCACAGCGTCACACATAAGCCGTATTTATCGGATAGCTTTCGCCTTGCACCACCGAAAATATCTAGTGATGCAGTTCAAGCCGCCCTGCGTGCCTGTTGCGCTTGCAAAGGAAACATGTGTCAGCTTTCTGCATCCCTATCACCTCCCCATGCTGCAAGCATTGCACCAAGCTCACGCTCTGTGAGATACTCAATGCCGTATTCCTTGCAATCCTGAATCGCAAGTCCTATCAGCCGCGACATTTGCACGGTGTTGTATGTGCTACTGCCGTAGTAGCAGATAACATTGGTGCATCCCTCGATTTTTGACGGCATTGTCTCTGTCTGCCAACCTATGCCGTTATGCGACCATGCTTTGCAGAACGCTTCAACCGCTTTATTTTGGACGCACACAATGTCATTGTTGCCGCCGATCTCTTTGATGTACGACCGGTAAACCTGCGTCACCTCAATTCCAGCCTTGCCGGAAATCTTGTGAACCAGCGCCCAGAAGTATGCGTTCGCGTCAAGGCTTCGCTTCTTCTTGTGCTCCTTGATTTCAAGACTGTATTCCTTGTCCTTTTCGCAGCTTGCAAAGAACCCCGCAACAATCGCCATGATTCGCGGCATATCTTTCAGCCCGAAAACCTCACTGACCATTGCTCTGCTCCTTCATCTCTTTGAAGCACTTCATGCACAGTCCTCCGGTTTGTGCGGCAATCTGTGCGCCTGTAATCGTCTGTGCGCCCTTTTTAGCGCCGTTAATGATTGAGCCGCACTTGTTACAGGTGCAAGGCTTTGGCGGCTCTGTGAGCTTGCTAGGGACATTAGCGGCTGTTCCATCATCCGGCAAATCTTCTCCGGCGTAGATGTAAAGACCAAGACCGAACATTGCAAGGTTCTTTGTCAAGCACCGCATGATTGCTTTGTTGATCTCAAACATAGTAGCTTGACCGACCATGAGCGCCTTGTTTTTGTAGTCCATAACCGGCAACCACATTTCATGCGTAATGCCGCAAGCGGTCACTCTGGTATAGACCATGTAGCCTGTAGCCTGATCGAAGAAATACGGCAGTCCGTTTTCCTGCTTGACAACCTCATATACGGCATCCGGGCAAGCCTTTTTGAATTCAGCCCATGCCCATGCCCACGAAAGATAAGTTAAATTGTTTTTCTTTTCGGTTTTTTCGTTCACATCAAGCTCATAGAGCTTCTTGAAAAGTTCTTCCTGATTCATACTTTCACACCTTTCATCGCATCGAATACCGGCTGTAATTCTTTCAGCGATTGATATTTTTGCTTGAATGAAATCAACTCTTTGAGTGCCGTGTCAAGCATCTTTTCATATTTGCTCTGCTGCTGGACAATCACTCCGATCGGCTCATACTTTGTCGGTTCAGTCGTGACGAAAAACGCTCTCAGCGATTCTTTCGGTTCTTCACTTTGTTCTTCCTGCTGAATTTCTACAGCCAGAATGCACCTGAGAAAATGCCCAGACTGATGAAGCCTGTACTTTTCCGCTGCCGTTGTGTCATTCCATTCATATTCGCTATGCAGCGGAGCATTTTCTGCTCTGTTTGCGTCAAGAAGTGTCTGCGCTGTCAGACCTTCTTCCGATGCGGAGAGCTTTTCCATAAGCTCCCCGCTTGCCTGTGCGTCAGCTTTGATTCTGCTGCCGCTTTTCCATTGATAGATCATTCACAACCTCCTGTTTTCGTTTTTGTAGGACATAACTAAGCAATCCCTTGCTAGGCTTAACACAGCTTGACTAGACTGCCGGACAAAACCGTTCATCGACTGAACAAGCCATCCTCTACTTGCCACGGCTGCCACAGCCGAACAAGCAACAACTTAACTATACAAAACTAGCCAAAACTGCCATAACTATCCTTGCGCACCATGCAAGAACTCACCTTGTCACAACTCGACTGCCAATCCGCTACATAACGCAACAGACCACAGCGCAACACTCCGAGACTGCCTTACGTCGCCTTGCCGGAACATTCCATGCCAGAATCTACCACAAGTAGCCTATACTTACCGGAACTGCCAGACCATACACAAACTAACCCCGACAGAATAAGCCTTTCCTCAACTGCTGATGCCAACCACAACCTATCGAAACTCGCCTTGACTTAACTGCCTTGACTTTTCTATTACTTTTCAGTCGCAACATGGAAGTTGCCGCTGATGCCGCCTTTTTCAACGCGCCATTCGCCCAGACCGCAGCAGAATCCGCCGAGGTTAATCATCGAAACGATGTTTTCAAGGCTGAATACACCGTCTTTCAAATAGGAAATTCTGCACCTGCATTTCCAGTTGCGGAACTCTCCGCGATACCGAATATCAGCCGTTCCCATGCCGATCTTCACCATATCTTCGCGCATAACAGGCGGTTCATCGCTTTCAATCTCCACAAACTCTGCATCATTCACGCCATTCAGCCAGAATGAACCGTTTGCGGAAACCTTGTCTTTCGTGATGCCCTGACGATATGCGGCAGAAACCGCAGCTTTCTTGATCGCAACAGCCGGGAAACCGAATTTTGCACCGTTTGCGATTGCATCATTGAAAATCTGCTCAGCTTCTTCTTCGCTTGCGCCGTCCGGAATTGCAGGCGTACCATTCAGCCAGTACATCGAACGGATGAAGTCAGCGACCGGATTCTTGAAATCTTTCTTTTTGCCGGTCTTTTTGCCTTGCTGTGCGTCAAGCATTTCGCGCTTTGCCTTTTCGCTCCATGCGTGAACGATAAGCGGGGAATCTCCCACGATTGTGATTTCAGCGGTGATCTTCTCCACCGGCTTAATGGTGATAACCTCAGTATTCTTCTTTGTTGCCATTTTATTTCCCTCCGTAATTTTTTTATTTTGCAGTTACACTATAGCTCACATTCAGCTTTGCTCCGCTGATCTTCTCGCCGTTCTTCATTGCCGCCAACATTGCTTTTTTGTCAGGTCTGAAACTCGCCGGAATCTCTACCATGAATTCAAGCGGTATCAAGGCTTCATCTTCAATCTCACATGACTTGTTTTCACGCATTGTCAGCGTGAATGTTCCCGCAGTTGCTTTCTTCTGGTTCGTCGCCTGCATGAATTCGACTTGCGCCTGTTTCAGCCGCTTTACATGGTTTTCAAGCACAGCCTTGCGCTCCTGCATCCGCTTAATCTCAGCTTCAAACCCGGCGATTTCGCTTTCAAGCTGCCGCTGCACATGAATATAGCTTTCCAGTTTTTCGCTTGCTCCGATGCTTTCCATCGTGTCAAGCACGGTCTGTTCGTCAATCTCGCCACTTTCAAGCAGATCATAAAGCTGATGTGCGGCAGAGGACATTTCATACAGTGTCATTCTACAGGTTCTCCTTTCACCTTTCCATTGATTTCCATTGCTGCAAGTGCAGCTTCCAACGTGTCATCGCATTCGCAGTACAGCGTTTCATTGCCGTTTTCATCGATACTGAAAACTTGATACCTCATTCAGATTCACCGTCCTTTGCGAGGAATTCCCTCACTTTGTCGATCGCTTCTGTGAGATTTTCTGACTCATAGCACATTGCCATAAATACGACGTTGCACCGCATTTCCAGCATATCATATACAGTTACGATTACTCGCGGCGATTTGAATGCAAAAGATTGCCCGATGCTGCACTCAATGCTGTATCGTTTTGTAGTTCCGATTGTGCTTTTCGTCAGCTCCACAATCTCACGAATGAGATCGTTTGTAATTGGCTCTTTTTCGTATTTTTCCATTGACTTTTTACCTCCAATCTGGTATAATAGGAGTATGGGTCATTCACCACATCTTACATCCTTAATATCTCCTTTTTGTTGCTCAATCCCTTTACACCGTGTCCGGCTTTCACCGGATGCGGCTTTTTTTATGCCTTAATCATCATTTCGATGACTTTTCGGCAAATGATGATCGTCGCTGTCATCCCATAGGCACGCCAAATCATTCATTTTGCGTTCGTGACGTTCCTCGTCCGTGAGTTCCTCGTCATCGTCATAAAACCGCATGCCGTCACCGCCTGTCGTTGTTGTTGTCGGATTTCGCCGCGATGATTGCTATTGCAACCGTGATCGCACCCAAAATGCAGCCGAGAAGCATCCCACCAATGCTTCCAACGATAAAATCACCGTTCAATGCTCATTCTCCTTTCCGCAAGCATCATGGCACAATAATTCGGATAATCGTCAGCATTATCGTATGTTGCCGCATTGCCGACAGTTCCGACCGGAATCAGATTGCCGTCCTCATCTGCTGCAATGAGATACTCGCCGCCGCAGCCGTACACATCATCATCGGCGTCAAAAAACGCTGTGCAGAACGAAAACGGAACAACAGTGCCGTCCGGATTGTGGTTCACGCCGCGATACACTGTGATTGCTGTATCGTATATATTCGCCATCTCACTTGCACTCCTTTCCTAAGTCATCCTCGACCACGGACACGCGCTGTGTAACCGTGATCTTAACGTCTTTAAGCGATTCCCGCATCATGCGCCTTGCAAGCTGCCGCGCTCTGCGTTCACATTTCTGCTGTTCTTCTTCAATCCGCGCATCTGCTGCGATTTTGAAGCCTGCCGCTATCATGCACACTATGATGATAACAGCAAAGATGCAAACCATAACGCCAGAAACAATCTCAAACTGTGTTAGCTTGTGCATTTCTCAATCGCTCCTGTTCCTGCCGTTCGATAGCAACGCAGAAATTCCAGAGGCATCGCTTTACTTCTTCCTCGCGCTTTGCCCTTTCATCTTCTGTCAGCTCCGGACGGATAACTTTTACAATCGGTTTAGCATTCATCGTCAAACACCTCGTCAGGTTCTTCATTTTCCGAATTCGTTCCAGAACAATCAAAAGTTACGGTGAGCGACATATTTGAAATTTTGTATTTGCTAATATCTATCGCCATGTCAATAACTTTCTCTTTTTGGCTATCGTCAAGAACAAGTCCGACAAGCGCAATTTGGAGAAGAAATGCAGCCGCATCTTCACATGGTTGCTCATAAACAAGAGCATTCCATCTGAATTTCTGATGTTTATTCGTATCAATGTTTTTTATTGGCTGAGTCTCTCCTAGAACGACTCGTTTGAGCATCTCAACCGTTTCATTGGCTTGCGCTTCCCTTAATTCTCGTTGCTTGTCAGAAACATCAAAAAGGAGATTTTTCATTTCCGACACAGCATCTTCAAATTTGATTGAGAACATTTCGCCGGATTTGATTCTATTCGATTCAAAAACAGAATGGAGAATAATCTCATTCTGCCGGAAGTTCATGTGCGGACGGGAGATAGCGATTCTTCCAATCTTCTCCATTGCGTAATTGGAAAACATTGTAGACAGTGATCTGATTCTTTGTGCCGGTGCTGTTGTACTTCCGATTTTCACTTTTTCACCGACCTCAACAGCATACACATATCCGTCATACTTCTTTTTTGACTTTTCATACTCACGAATAGCAGGAATGTCAATCTGTTCAAACAGTTTCAACTCGTTCACTTGCATTCTCCTTTCTTTTATCATCCCGAAAACGGGATGCAGGCGCTAAAAAAATATTGGCTTTCTCGTTGTTGTCCTCGATAGAAAGCACCTCGCAGATAATGTCGATTTCCTGTGTGTCAAAGAAAGAACGTCCGAGAATCTTTGCAGACAGCGTATTGCTTGAAATCCCAATAGCTTCTGCAAGTTTCTCTTGTGTCATGCCTGCGCGTGCAATCGCGCTTCTGAGTAGGTTTCTATCAATCACTTTTTCACCTCCCTTCTCTGTCCCACTTTCGGGATGACTATATCATACCACATTTTTTTGGATTTGTCAACCCTTTTTCGGGATGATTTCAAAATTTTTTTTGAAAACTATTGCTTTTTTGGGATGATGTATGCTATAATAATAGTGATAGAAAAAGAAAGGCGGTGAATGTTATGGATGAGCGAACAAAGAGAATCCAAGAAGCCATACAGAAAAAAGGTCTTTCCTATGCTGAATTGGAAAGATTGACCGGCGTTTCGCATTCCGCTTTGCAAAGATATGCGTCCGGTAAAACGAAAAAGATTCCTATTGATGTTATAGAGAAGATAGCAGACGTAACAGGTGTAACAGCACGATACCTTATGTGCTGGGATGAGCAAGAAACAACGTTATGCCAATTAAAAGACATCGCCGAAAAGATGGCAACAGAAAACGCCCCGAACGATGAAGTCCGGAGCGCGATTATTGATAAGGTTAATGCTATGAGTGATTCGCAAGCGAAAAAGTTTCTTGAATTTCTGGAATCAATGGCGGAATAACACCGATTATTTCCAGTAGCTCTATAATCAGTTCGTTGATTTCATTTCGTGTCATATCACCACACTCCTTTATTATAGTCAGCAGGCGGGCGAGTGTGACTGTGTAGCGGCAAAGCTCAATTTATGGTGAGACTGCCCGCCCTGCTTACATCTATATCTTAGCATATCAATAGGGATAATCGCAAGCCAAAACAAAGCCAAAAGGGAGGTATTTATGAATCAAAACAAGATTGCAAGTATTATCGCTAATCTGAAAAAGGTTCGTGAGGAAGAAGGTCTGACATATCAAAAAATAGTTGATATGGTAGAGAAATCCGGCTATTCCGTATCTATCGGCACTGTCAAGCGCGTTTTCGCTGACGGCTCAGAAGCGTTTGGATGGCAGTACGAAAACACTTTGAAGCCGATTGCTGACGTTGTTCTCGGCATCTACTCACCGTCCGAAGATGTGAGTGCTGCCGAAGCAGACACGATGAAAGCTATCATCGACTATAAATCAGATAGAATTGCCGATCTTGAAGCGCAGTTGGCAAGGACCGAAGAATCATACCGCCGCCGCATTGACTTCCTGAAACACCAAATATCGCTCAAAGATGAGCGCATTGACCGGCGCGATTCCATGATTGAAAAGCTGCTTGACACTCTGCTTGTGTTCAAGCATAAAGGATGTGATAAGTGTGTTTGTAATTCCAGAGTTAAAGCCGGAAGAAATCATAGTATACCTAAGAAAAAGCCGGACTGATGACCCCGCTTTATCCGTATCGGAAACTGTTTCAAAGCATGAACAAATGCTGGATGACTATTCTATGCGCACATGGGGCGCACTGATTCCGGAACAGAACCGATTCCGTGAAATCGTCAGCGGTGAGACAGTTCAGGCACGACCGGAAATAAAAAAGGTTCTGCGGCTGATTGAACAGCCAAGATTCAAAGCCGTTTTGATTGTTGACCCTCAGAGACTTTCCAGAGGTGATCTTGAAGATATTGGTTACTTGTCAAAGATTTTCCGGTATACAAATACGCTCATTATAACTATCAATGGGATGTTCGATATATCCGATGAGAGAGACAGAGAGTATTTTGAGCGGGAACTGATGCGAGGGAATGACTATCTCCAATACACAAAGAAGATTCTGCGAAATGGTATCCGTTCGTCAGTTGAGCGCGGGTATTATGTAGGCTCAAAACCACCTTTTGGCTATCGCAGAGTTAAAGTAAAGGACGGGAAAAGATCATATTATACTCTTGAAATCATTCCAGAAGAAGCGGAAATTGTGAAGATGGTTTTCAAAATGTTTATGGATGGAAACGGTGCAGCACACATTGCTACTGTCCTAAATCAAATCGGTGTTATTAAGCCACATGCTGCTGAAACATGGCGACCTATATCTATTTATCACATTCTTGACAATCCGCATTATACTGGTAAGATCGCATGGAATACGCGGAAAACACAAATATCCATTGTCGATGGTGATGTGCATAAGTCAAGACCGAGACAAGAGCCGGAATTATTTGACGGCAAACATCCCGCTATTATTGCACCTGAGTTATGGGAATTGGCGCAGCGCAGAAGAAAAGAAACGTCTATACCAAAGGTCCGGAGCAGCTTTGACATTCAGAATCCTCTCGCCGGTATCATGTACTGTGAATGCGGATATGCTATGCGGCACTATGGGAAAAAGGATAGATCATTCAGACTGTATTGTTCAAACCAGACAATCTGCGGGAATGCCGGGTGTACGCTTAAAATCATCATGAAAAGCGTTACAAGCGCAATCCGTGCAGAATTGGATGATATTCACTGTATGATGAATGATAGCAGCGAATCAGAAGCGCAAATTGCAAGAATCAAAATGCTGCAATCGAAACTTGAAACGCTTAAATCAAAACGGGATTCCTTATGGGAGAAATACGCCGAGGGCATGCCAGCAGATACCTTTGAAAGACTATCCACAAAGAATGAGGATGAGATTTCTGAATGCACAGCGCTTCTCTCTGCGGCAGAATCAGAAGCAAACAGCATGGATTCCATGAAAGCAGAAGAAGCATCTCTATATGCCGCACTTACAGCGATTGAAAGTGATTCCGCTCCGATAAAAGAAACGAATGAACTGCTAAAATCCGTTATAAAGCGTATCACATATCGACGTAAAAGGGCTGAAAAATCAACAGGCGGGAATCGCGGCGGCTGGATTTCCTACCCACCGGAAATCACAGTCGAATTTATGCTCCATAGTACACATGATAACGGTACTCATGAATCTGCACCGCAATGATGTGTATGGAATAAAGCAAGAAGCAGCGCAGGAAAACTCCCGCGCCGCCCTTTGTTATGCGTTTTCGATTTCGTCAATAAACCGCTGGAATCTCATTCGAGTATGTTCGTCAGGCGCATCTCTCATAAGATTGCGGAGTTCAGCGACCATACCTGCAATTGCATCATCGCGGGAATAGACGCGATATTCACGGGAGTATCTTCCACGCGAATCTCTGCGCTGATTAGATCGACCACCGCCACGCATATTCTCATAAGAACGATATCCGCCCATATAAGGATAATAGCCGGATTCACCGTTTTCCTCTGCTTCTGCCATTGCAATGGTAGTTTTGATCGACTTCATTGCATGTGTGATCTTGTCGATGTAATCAACGTCAGCACCGGTCAGTTTGCCGCCAGCGGCTTCAATCTTCTTGTTTGCCTCGCCGATTTCCTTTGCTACTGTTTCGCAAAGATCGTACATATCGTCAAGCCATTTTTCCATGACCTCACCACCTTATGCGCCTGTAGCCGGAGTTACAGGATTTGCGACAGTATAAGCCGGAATAGGATACGGAGCGACGCGGTTCACGATGTACTGCGTCTGTGCGGTATTGTCCGCCACAAGAGCCGCAGTCTGTGCGACCTGAGAAGCCTGCATTGCCTGCATATTCACTTGATTCTGGAGAGCAAGGTTCTGCGCTTTCAGGTTGTCGATTTCCTGCTGACACATCTTATCGAGGATAGTCTGTGTCTGATTCTGCGTTGCGTCAATCACATCGCGGAGAGCGGATGCAATAGCCGCACGGTCAGCACAAGCCTCCGTAGCAACGGTATATTTCAGGTCAGCAGTTGCAGCGCGGTTTTCACAGCAGCAGTTAGCAAGCTGAGACTGAATAGAGTTCATCCCTTGAGTAGATGCTGCCTGTGCTGCAAAGGAGCGTTCAAGGTTTGCAATCTCATTGCCGTAAAGCTGCTGAGTGAGCGCGTTTTGTGCGCCACTGATAGCGGTATTCACGCCGTTAAAGCCCTGACACAGTCCCAAGTTCGTGTTTGCAAAGCCCTGAGAAACATTCTGGTTCACGCCTGCAAAGCCGCCGCAAAGTGCGGTCTGAATGTCACCGAATCCGGAAGTGAGAGCGTTCTGAATGCCGCTGACCTGAGTAGAAAGCTGCTGATCGCGGAAACCGTCATTGATATTCTGCGAGTTGTTCAGCCACGGATAGAGGTAATCCATGCCCATCATGCCAGCGCCCATCATAGCGCCGCCCATGCCGAAGCCGCCGAAGCCGCCCCAACCGCCGCCGAGACAGAGAATAAGGATAACCCACAGCAGAGAATCGCCGCCGAAGCCAAAACCGCCCTGACCGCCATAGCCGCCGCCGTAGCCAAGCGGTGCAACCGGCATTACCATGCCGCCGTTTTCATCTGTAAGTGCCATGTTTTATAGTTCCTTTCGTAGTAAGTCTATATTCAACCGTCTATGCGCACTTGACGGGAATATGTGCAAAAATTAAAGATGAAAGTTTTGAAATTTGAATTGAAATCTTTTCAATTTTCAGTATAAAAAATACCGGAAATTTCAATCTTTTGCTGTTTTACCGTTGAAACATCCTCTGCATGATCTGCTGTGCCATATTCAGCCGACCTTGTGGAATCCGACCTGACTGCATAAGATGATTCAGGATTGCAGACGGGTTATTCTCCATACCTTGCGGGATCTGAATTCCCTGCTGTTTCAGCAAAGACATTGCCGCATCACGCGGATTCTGCTGAACCTGTGCATTATTTGCATTTGTTCCAAAGCTCTGATACAGTTCACTTGCCATTGTTCTGACCGCCTTTCTGCTGATTCTCAGGGTATCGTTTTGCTGCCAAAATCTCGCTTATTCGGCTTTCCATTTCATCCCGTGTAACATAAGCCGACAAGTCAATAGACGGCTCTGTGCGCGTTTCCTGCGATGATTTATGCACGCCGTTTGCCGTTCTTTCGGAGTAGTCAAAAACGCGTAGCGGCAATGGCATTCCGCTTGCATCGGCAGTCTTGATAAAAAACGCATTGCTTTCTGAATCCATGAGAAGAACGGTCTGCCCAGCACTGATAGGATGTGACTTCGCACCCTCAACGCCCTGCACCCAGATCAATCCTGATTGCGGCTGTTGTACCGGCTGTTGAAATTGCGGCTGATATTGCTGCAAGTATGGATTCATCATGTATGGATTTTGATACATTGCCATTGTCACCGCTCCTTTACAAAGTAGTATGATACTGTTTCATTCAATGAATACCAGCTATCAATAATATCACCGTCAACGCAAGCGACTGCATGTGTTCCGGTTCCGAGAACATACCGCCCGGATTTGTGCCGCTCTGCAAATTCTCCGACTGTCTGCCTGCCATAGACCGTATACCGCTTAAATCCTAAATTTCGTAGATAATCAGCCCATACCGCGTTGCTATTGCCCCATATAGTGCATGGAAATCCTTGCAAGCACAGTCCGGCATAAACTTTGTGTCGGCTGAATCCGGTCACTATAGAGATTGCACGAATCACGCAGTCTTCGATATTTTTACCACACGGATTACCATTGAAATGAATGTACATAGTTCATTCCCCTAGCATCATGATAACAAAAAACAGGCACTCCCGCAATGACGCGAGAGTGCCTTTTTAGTGACGTATTTATGCAATTTTCGTGACATTTACGAAAAGCAAATTTCCGTGAACGCTCTGTGCTCCGGCATGATGCTTTCCATTGACGCTTTGACAATGCGCTTTACATGGCGCGGCGACATTTCAACGATTTCTGCTATGCGCTCATACGTCAGACCGTCAACAAGTTTCATGCGAATTATGCGCCTGTCACGGTCTGAATGGATGTTTTCAGCAATTCTGTGTTCGATTTCGGAGTTTGTTAGTGTGATTTGATATTTCATAGTATGCTCCGTTTCGTAGTGTGACGAATTGGTCTATCAGTTGGTTAATTGGTGATTAGTTGGTATGTTACTTGTAAGTCATATTCCCGTACATTTCTGCGGCAAGCTGTTTCATGCTGCTTTCAAGCGGATGCAACCCATCAACGAGAATGTCTTTTATATTTATGCGGTTGATTACGTTACCTTTGCTCAAATCAACCACTTCCACGCCGTAGTATTCGCACACAGTGTGGATGATATCTATGACATCTTGCAGAGTATTACCGCCGATCTCATGCCCCAGTGCGTAGTTAGTTGTTTCATCGCCATAAAGTGTATGAGAAGATGATGAAGAATCACGGTACTGCCCCCATGTGTTATAAGGAGAAAAAACAACAACCTTTGCGAGCGGATTGTCGCCGTAGATTTTTTTCAGAACGCGGGAAAGATTCCCAGCCACTGTCCCCTCTGCACTGGATGCGTCAGAGCCAAGTGCCACGCTTTGAATGTAATCGTTTACGCCGAAACACAGAGCAACAAAATCGTAAGACGCGAAATCAGTTCTTCTCGCGACCGCGAGTGCGTTTCCGAGTGATCGTGCGTCTGCAACATAGCCCGTTCCGCGGATAGCCAGATTGTCTATTTCTGCTTCACAAAAATATCCGAACCAGTCTGAAATCCGCTTTGAAGTTTTTGTGTATGCCAGCGTCGTAGTAACATCGTCTGCATTTTTGCGATAAGACCCATCCCAGTAGGAATAGAATCCAAAAGAAATGGAGTCTCCGAGAAAAACGCCATTTTTTATTGCAGATGGTGCAATATCTTTTTTAATAAATGTTACCTTTGCTTTGTCGTAGTCGCTTGTTTCGATGCTACCACTTGCCATCGAAATTGATACGCTGAACGCTTTCGCACACTCCGGAATTTTAATGAGCCTTTTTCCTGTTTGCCATGCTGTGAGGTCTTGATACTCACTTTCGATGTACGGATAGACTCCATTACTCACGAAAGAGCCAGTCGTTTGCCAAAACAAAACGCGAACCCTGTACCCATCTTCAACATCTACAGATAAAAATTTTGCTCCGGCAGTCGATACTCTAGGGCTGGTAATTCTGGTGAGCGATTCTAAGAAATAAATGTAGTTACGGTATGAAATCTGATTATACGGGTTCCCGTTTGTCCATCCTTCACTGCTTGCGAAAATTTGACCTGAGATTTCCGCATCCGTTAATTTGTTAGCAGCGTCAATTCCATCTGCCGTTGCTCCGGAATTCACAGCGTTCATCTGTGTAATTGTCAGCGATGCCTGCTTGCTTTCGGTTGCGGATTCTTCTGCCGTAAGTCTTGCACCAAGACTTTCATACTGCCCGCGTGCTGCAACGACTTCGTCGATATTGGAATCGATATCAGCGCATGAGTGTGTGCCGCTATACACTTCGATGTCAATTTCAGACATATTCATGCTCCTTTCTTGCTTGCGTACACTTTACCGTCAGTGCCGAGATAGCATTTTTCGTCAGTGCCAGCATATACATACATTTTTGTGCGTATGTGTCTGCGGAACATAGCAAGTGCATTCATTTTGTCGTAGTGCGTCATGTCATCACTTGCAATGCCAGCTTCAGCGTACTTTTGCAAATCGTTAAACGATACAGACATAGTTATACCGCCTTTCGATTAGCTGATTTCCTGACCGCCGGAATACCACTTGCCGTCATCGTCAAGTGTTGCCCACATATCGGCTTGAATGATATATGCTTTACTTCCGGCAAGAATTTTGATGCCGTCAACACTTGAATTCATTGCCGGAAGCTCTGCAACTGTACTGATAAGCATATCGCATTTGCAGCCTTTTGCCGTTCGCTCTGTCACTCTTTCGATTTGAACCATCTTAGTATTCCTCCTTCAAATGCTGTTTTGTGATTGCGCCGCACACGCCGTCAACTTCAAGTGCATGCTCAAACTGGAATGCAAGCAGAGCACCGAGCGTGATATTGCCGAAACTGCCGTCAATTTCATTTTGGCGGAGATATTTGCTTTCTGCAAGCTCCCATTGCAGCCACTTTACATCACTGCCGAAATATCCCTTTTTCAGTGCGCGTTTCGGTTCATTGTACGGGTTCTTGTTGCCGTCCGGCTGATATACGAAGCCAAGAAGCTTATAGCCGTCCATGTACGCAAAAGGCGGTCTGCGCGTTGTCAGCCAGAATGGATTAGTGCAGTTCCATCCGGATTCAGACGTGATAATGCTGCCGTCAGGATTGATTTGCTCCACAACAGCAACATGCCCCGCACCGTCATCCGGTTTCAGCGTCGCACCTTTCTGCCACACGATCAATGCACCGAGTTTCGGCTCATTCCCCGTTTTCAGCCCATGCTGCTGAGCGTTTGCAAAGATGTTCTCAGCGTTAATCGGATCAACCAAATCAAACTGCGGACGTTTTGCAATCTCATGGAATCTGCCGACTGCATACCCTACGCAGTTTGACAGCACATCGCAAGCGCTGTCTGTAGGTTTCCCCTTAATCGCTGTGCTGTAGCCGCCGCTTGAAATCGTGATGTAATACTTGTTGCCCTTTTCAGGGCGCTCAGTACGCGGTGTAAACATAGTTTCAGCTCCTTTCACTTTTCGTCGGATTTGTCTTTGAGCTGTTCAAGCAGCTCTTTCAGCTTTTTCGGATACGGCACGCCCAGTTTTCCGCCGTTTTCAAGGATGGAGATGCCTTCACTTGCGATATACAAGCCACATGTTGCCGATCTCAGCACAGCGGCATTTCCACCGAGAATCTGTGTGTCAATGATATGTGCGACTGCTACAAAAATCAGGATAAACATTTTCTTCGCAAGCCCTTTGAAGCTCACCGCACTGTTCACCTTGTGCCGTGTCGCCGCCACAATCACGCCGGTAATGTAATCCAAGCAGATGAATGATATTAACGCGAGAAGAAGCCCGTCAAGCTGTCCCCACAAAAATGATGCAAGGGAGCAGCAAAGTGCTGTGAATGATTTAATGAAGTATTGCAAGACTTTTCCCTCCTTGCTTTTCAGGGCGATACCCCCCGGCTCAATCGGCTGCATTTGTACCACCTCCATTATTGCACTACAGACATTCCGACGCTGTACCAGTCGCCCCATGTTGCTGTCAATCCGCCCGTGCCGTATACAATCATTTCGCAGACATTGCCGCCATAGTTGCTTGAACAGAACCTGTCTTGATCTCCTGAAAGAACGCAGAATCTGATTGCTGTGCATTCAACAGGCGATACAAGCGATTGCTCTACAACTGTGTATCCAGTGTCTGCGATTGTGATACTTGATATAACTGTTTGCCACACATCATTTACTTTGCACTGTATGCAGCCAGTGTATGCCGTATCAGCAGAAAACGAAATCTTTACAGACGAAACGACCTGCGGATTATCCCATATATAGCCGACAAAGCAGGTATCGGGATCGCCGTCAAGCTCATTTGTTCCATCGCCCCATGAATGTGACATCCATGTCTGACTATCTACACCATCAAAAGCCTGATAGCCGTATCTGTTATCGTAATGCCCGGATTCAATCACTTCACCGCTAGGCGTTGTCGCTGATGTCATCGCGGGGATTAACGACCCTTCATACGGAGTAGTTCCGGAAGTGCTGTTACGCACATAAATGACGGGTGTAGCCCCGATAGGGCGAATGGTCTGCTGACGTCTATCAGAAGGAAGCTTAATAACATCAAGCCGTGAATCAGAATATAGCCCTGTAGGAAGATGCGAAATATATTGGATTGCATCGCTTGAAAACTGATAGCTGCCAACCGTCGTTATATGGTCAGCGTCGATTTCATTGCTTGCCGAAGCTTCAAGTGTTGTGGTAATGTCAAACGTCTGCCGGTTCTGCACAGCTCCGTCAATAGTTTTCCAGTTTTCAACCACCAAATCCCAGTCCAGCTTATCATTTTTGTTTTCCTGCAAGCCAAGATGCAGAAAATTTGTATAAGTCGTACTCATGTATCTCCCTCCAATTCATTGATAGACGTTTTTTCAAGGTCAAGAATTCTGTAATTTTCCAGAGAAGCAATATTCGTATAATATCCGAGCGGTTCAATATTTCTCGCCTTGAATTTGCCTTTCCACGCGCCGCTGAATTCAAATGTGAATGATGTCACACAAACCGCTTCTTCTTCGCCGCCTGATTCAATCAAAATAACGTCGAACAGATCAAGTCGCGGGTCAGCTCTCCATGTTCCGGAAAACGTGATATGCGATTCTTCAAACAAATGATAGTAATATTCGCCCACTTCTGCTGTATAGATTCCGATAAATTCAGTGTGCAGACCTTCATTTTCCATGATAATCTGCTGACCATTTGCGCCTTGATCTCCGTCCTTGCGTGACATTGCATTGTTTGTGTAAAAGCGCATCCCGTTTATCGGATTGTCAAAAGCAAGTTTCGGGCGAGAATACTGCACTTTTGAAGAAATCACATAGTCTTTGTGAATCATTCTGTCAATCGGTTCGATGTGAATTGTATTTGCTCTATCCGTATAAAGCACACACTTGCATCCGTGTGCAATGAGCTGCAATACTTCACGGCAAGTCTTTTTGGTAGTGGTAGGAAATACAAATTTAATAGTCCGGAAAAAATCATCATCATATTCAATCTGCAAATCCGTGACAGGCACAATTTGCGATTGATTTGCCTGATGCTTTACAAGCTCAACCCACAAATATGCTGTTTCCGGATCGTCAGAAGATGAATCAATAATATCCGTCAAAAGGCTGAGTATATCAACAGCAGTGATTGTCACCGCATTTGTGTCCGCATCAATATCATATCCATTGATATAATACACGCCGCCGCGAATCGAATCATAAATGCTGCCTACCGGTCTTTTGAATCCATAAGTAACCGTAAGTTTGCAGTTGTTATATGTTGTCGAGTCAGTACGAGCATCGCCTAAAACGCCGTCACGGTTATCCAGTTTCACTGTGATCTTTGTGACTGAAATAGAGCCGCTCATCAAATCGCCGTTTGTTTCGTGCTTAAATGATATAATGCGCGAGTTACCGGCAATCAGCGTTCTCCCGTCCGGTATATCAATAATAACCGCAATACTCGCAGGCGTTGTGAATGCTCTGTTATTGCTTTGAATCCAAGCCTGTGAAGCTGTCTGCATGTTGAATCACCTCACACTTCAATCAGCGACAGACTTGCGTCAAGGAATCCACGCGGCAAACCTATCAGTTCAGGTGACGGCGCGTCATTCGCATTGTACAGAAGAAAACTGCCGGAAGAATTACGGTCTGAAACGTACATTTCGCGCGTTTCAAGTGAGTTTGAAGTCTGATTAAAGAACGTGACATTCCGCGTGAAATACCCGCCGTATGCAGGCTCAAACTGCTGTAAAAGCTCTGCCCAATCTTCCGGAGATATAAGCGCCCATTTCATGCTGATTTTTGCAACATCATCACGCACAACAGAACCGCACATATATCCATCCACATTTCGAGCACTGTCCACGATTGTGGAAGTGTTTGCTATATACTCTGAGGGCGTCGGAACGACATATCCCTCTGCGCCTAAAACAAGCGGTTCAATAGTCACAAGGTTTGCCATTTCAACGCCCTCCATGATCTTTATTTACACGAATATTGCGCCGCCATAAATATCAATTCCGCGCTCACGCTGTGTCTGCTCTACAGTGCTTGTGATTTCGCGCCCGTCAAGGTGCACATGCACTTCTACCGGTTTGCCGTCACTGCTGTTATTGCTGTTAGACATCGCGCTCATCATCGCTCTGTATACACCGTCAGAAACCGCGTTGACGATTTGGTCATTGTTCATAACCGCTGTGCGGTTTCCTACGCGACCGACAAGCTCTGCGCCTGCTTCACGCGCAATGAACATCTGACCGGTTTGCGGGATTCCACCGCTTGCGAGATGCGCAATGTTTACAACTGGGATCTCAGGAATATCAATGCTGAATTTTGTGCCGCCGATTACAGGCACATTATCAGGAATATCAATCGAGAGTGCACTGTTTATCTTCCCGATATAATAATTCAAGCCGTCAATGAAATTATTCAGAAGCGATTCAAGCACATCCAAAACGCTGTTAATCGGTGTTTTTATTTTTTCAGCAACAGCGCTCATTGTCTTTGTCAGGCTTTCAAATCCTGTTGAGAATGCGCCGGAAATCTTCTCGCCGATGCCGGTCAGGAATTTCCATGCGACCGAGTTTGTGATTGCCGTCTTTACTGTTTCAATTCCGGATTCAGCATAGCCCTTGATGTCATTCCAGATACCGGAGAACGTCTTGCCAAGCTCCGAAACGCCGTCAGACCAATATCCGGTAAGGTTCGTCACGCCATCAGAGAACCACTTCTGCATGTCTCCGATGCCTGTTGACCAATTCCCTGTGAATTCAGATATGCCGTCATTGAAATCCTGCTTTATGTCTGCCCACGAAGTCGAAATGACGGTTTTCACATCGTCAAACTTGCCCTTGAAATCATCTGCGAAGCCGGACACATTGTCTTTTAGTGCATCCCATCCGCTGCTCAGGCTGTTTTTAAGTGATTCCCACTTTTCGGAAACAAAGTCCCAAATCGCAGTAAATCCGGATTTCCAGTTGTCAGCATAATCCGTGACTTTTGATTTCAGGTTTGCCCATCCAGTGCCAAGCGAATTTTTGATCTTCGTCCACCTGTCACCGACCGCCTTTGAAATAGTTTCCCATCCGCTTGACCACGAATCTTTGTAGCTTGTCCATTTCTGCGTAAAGAAGTCCTTGATAGTATCAACGCCGGATTGCCACGATTCAACAAAGCCATTCCACAGATAAGAAGCCGTGTCTTTGATCGTAGTCCATCCTGTAGACCATGTTTCAACAACACCATTCCACATTTCAGACGCAGAATCTTTAATTGACTGCCAGCCATTGCCCCACGCTTCAATATATCCGTTCCACTCAGTAGAGAAGAAATTGCGGATAACGTCAATTCCTTGTCCCCATGTTTCGATAAACTCGGAGAATCCGGTATCGGGTGCCCAATCTTCTTCAAGCGGGTTTGTAAGGGAATCAGTGCCAGAAAGAACAGGCTTGATTTTAATTGCTATATCATCCTCTGTTTCGCCGAGAACGCTTTCTTTCCACCAATCCTTAATACCCTGACCGAAGTCAAACAGCTTTTCTCCTACGCTTTGCATCTGCCGAGACAAAGAGGAATCGGAAACAATGTCTTTTGCGCCGTTCAGCCAATCTTCCCAAAATGCGCCGTTCAAGTCGTTTCCAGTGTCAAACAATTCATCCCAGAAGCCGCCAAAGAGACTTGTAACATTTTCGCCTTTGAGCTGTTTTGCGATTGTCTCAATGTCATCAATGACAAAATCTGCAATGCCTGAAAATGCTCCACTGAGGAATTTACCTACATCCGGAATCATTTCATTTGCAAGCCAATCCAAAACAGGTTTCAGGCTTTCAAGCACACCGCCGAGAAGTTTTACAGCGGCAGTTATAAGATTGATTGCTTTCGGCAATCCCTTTTCGACAAGCCACTTACCGATAGGCAGAAGCACCTTTGTCCATATATCGCGCATGATTTGATACAGCGCACCGGACGGGTCAAGCAAATCCTTTACGGAATACGCAAGACCGTCAAATGCTTCAAGCAGGGGAGTGAAATTAAGGTTTTGCGCCCATTCGCTTATATCAGCCCATACATCCTTGACATACTGCAACACTATGTTTGCCGTGTCCCATACGCCCTGAATAACGTGTGTGCCTAGACCGGCTTCTTCCCACGCATTTTTGAATGCAGCGGCGAGATTGCCAACCGTTCCGACAATGCCCTGAATAATTCCGGCAATCAGTTCAAGCGTCTGCTGCCCTGTGCCATTCAGCCAAACTTCACGGAAACTTGCTCCAACGGCTTCAATCAAGCCCTTGATTTGTTCCCATGCTGTTTTGATGCTTGTAAGCGTTCTGTCGCCCTCATTATCCCATGCCAGTTTGATAGGCACGATGATCTCTTGCACTTTCTCCTGAATGTGATAGTCAGTCTGCATTTCGGTGAACATCTTGCTGTAATCGTCTGCCGTAAACTCGCTTGACTTTGTTGTCGGGAGTTTCGGTTCAATCACGTTCAGTTCATCGAATCCGAGGACAGTGCTTTTCAGCTTCTTTGCGGAATCAGTCGCATCATCCGCAGCATCAGCCCACGCTTTCGGGAATTTCAGTGCTTTCGTCCATGTCTGCGCACCCATGAGAGATGCAGTCAGCTCATTGAACTTGTTGATAAGATCGACAATGCTGTCAACAGCTCTGTCAATAATCGGCACAAGATAATTCGTCAGCGGTGCAGTAGCAGCACCAATGCTATTTTTGAGGTACAATGCAGCAGTAGCAGCTTTGTCCATCGACTTTGCGAATTCAGTGCCGACCTGTAAGCTGTACTGATAGAGGTTTTCACGCCCCTCTTTGAAGCCGTCAGAAATCGCTTTCAGCGCCGCTCTGATTGCACGATACATCGCAATACGTTTCAGCGACTTCCAAAGCTGACTTGCCTTTTCAGCAACCTTTGTGAATGCGTTCCCTAACATTTTCAGCGGTGCCATAACAACACCAAAGTTAAGGCGACCAATGCCAGCTCCGATTTTGGTCATTACAGAAAACGTGCCACTAATGACATTTTGAAATGCGGTGAACTTCTCACTTGCATTCTCTGCACTTCTTCCTGCCGCTTCAACCGAGCTTTGCGCGGAATTTGCAGACGCAGCCGCAGATTCAACAGCGCCGTTTGTCGCGTTTTTCGCGGCATTGCCGAGAAGTCCAAGCCGTTCAGCAGCCTGTTTCACGCTGTCAGGGGCTTCCTCACCAAGCCGTTTATATGCGTCAAGTGTTTTCTTGATTTCCTGCTGTTCAGCCTTAAACGCCGCAGAGCGTTCAAGCGTCTTTCGCACTTCATCATCAGACCACTGATAATCAATCTTGCTTGTTGTTTCACGTTCGCCGGAATTCTGAACCAGCTTTTTCGCCATTCCTTGCTTGATCGTTTCAACGGTTTCGCTGAGCGCCTTGAGCGAAGAAATCATTGTCTGAACCTCATCCGTGCCAGCGCCGAATGTGATTCTGACGTTCTCCGGGATCTGCGCAAGTGCCGCGTTCATCTTTGTGAAACCGCTGAAATCAACTGCGTTCAGTGTTTCCGCAGCACGGGCTATACGGTTAATGTTATCGGAAAAATTTGCACCGATATTGAATTGAAGCAGATACGTCATCGCCTGATTGTATCGCTTTGCTGCTTCATACAGTTCGACAAATCCCGTTCCGATCTCGATTTGATTCATGCGGGAGAATCCGCGTTCAAGATTCTCAATGCCCTTTGTCAGTTCACCTGTATTGCTCAGGCTTTCAAGCTGTGTGATTGCAGCTTTCAAAACATCAACGCTCACGCTGAATCCCTTGCCAATATCAAAAGAGTTGATATTCTCAGCAACGGATTTCAGGTTCGCTGTCGCGTTATTAAGGTTCTGGACGTTCTCAGAAGCCGCAGACACATCGCCGGAGCTGCCGAGTGCATTCAGTTTCGGAATGTTCTCCGAAATAGTATCAATGCTGTTTGCAAACGATTTTCCGACCTTGAAACCGTTCGCATTTGCACTCACACTAGAAAGACCGGAGATTGCTTCATTCAGCTTTTTAATGCTGACAATCGTATCCTCAGACAAAGACACATTGCCAAGCGAATTCACACTTTGCAGTGCTTTGCCGAGACTTTCGATGCTTTCAGCAAAATTGCTGCTGATATTCAGTTCCTTTGTGATTGCGGCAAGTGCGCTGAGACTAGGGATTGCATTTGCAAACATTTCAATGCTTGCAAGCGTGTTATCAGACAGGCTGATTTCACCGAAAGAATTCAGCTTCACGATGCCTGCGCCGATTGCTTCAACGCTCTGTTCAAAGGATTTATTCACCTTCAAGCCGTTTGCATACGGTGCAATTGCGCTAAGTGCTGTGATGATCTCCGACAGCGTTTCGATTGTGCTTACTGCACTATCCGGAATGCTCAGATTGATGACACCATTCAGCTTTGCAATGCCGTCCGTGATTGCTTCCGCACTGCTGCCGAATGTTCTCCCGACATTTATGCTACCTAAATACGGTGCAACAGCGCCAAGTGCCGAAACAATGCCGGAAATCTTTTCGATATTGTCAATAGCATTGTCCGGTATGTTCTGATTGAAAACGCCGCTAAGCTTAGATACTCCATCGCTCAAAGTCTCCGCGCTTTGCGTGAATGACTTGTCGATTTTCACCGCACTTGCGCTTTGAGAGATTTCACCGATCACCTGAATAGCCTTTGAAAACATTTCAACATTGCTTATTGTCTTATCCGAAATGTCGCTGTCTCCAACACCTTTCAGTTTTGCCATTCCGTCAGTGAGAGAATCCACACTTTGCGCAAACGATTTGTCAATTTTCACCGCGCCTGCTGCCGGAGAAATATTACTAAGCGCATTCATAACGCGAGAAAGCACTTCAATATTGCTAACTGATTTGTCGGATACTTCATCAGCCCCGATCTTATTCAGCTTTGAAATGCCTTCGCCGATAGATTCAATGCTCTGCGTAAACGTCTTATCCACGGAAACACCTTGAGAATACTGCGAGATTGTTCTAATATCGCCAAGAACATTCGCAAGGTTCTCAATGTTTCTCAATGTCTGCGCCGACACATCCTCATTGCCGATTTCATTCAGCTTTTGAATGCCGGTTCTCAGCCCATCCACATTCGCTTTAAAATTCGATTTGACATTGAATTCCGAAACGGCTTTTGTGATCTCAGAAAGAGAGGAAAGAGACTGCGCAATTCCCGCGATATTATCAGGCGCTTTCATTTTGGAAAGCGAATCAATTACGGGTGTCAGTTTCCCAACAACTTCGCCAAGCTGTTGAATTGGCGCGTTGTTGATCTTAATAGAATTGAGAGTGTTCGCAAGCACTTTCAGCGGCGCAGTCGCAGAAGTAGCGGCTTTTCCAAGCCGTTCAAGAGACATTGCAAGTGTGAGAACATGCGATTTCGCGTCTTGCGCATCAGCAGCAATCTTTATTTCAAGAGAATCAATTTCACCCGGCATGTTTTATCACCCCTGTTTCTTCTTAGCAGCCGCTTCCTTTGCTTTTTGCTGTCCGGCTTGAATGAACTTCATTGTCTCTGCAATTTTGCGCTGTTTATCCGCTTCTTTTTCACGCTCTGTGAACGGAATAGGATACTCAATATATCCGGCAGGCTTCTTGCCTTTGCGATTCCAAAAAGCAAGTGCAAGCGCAGATCCTACAGCGCAATTCACATACAAGCCATTGAGCCACGCATTGTAATTTTCATGTTCTCTGCGGTATATCTCCGCTTCACGATATGCAGCGGCTATATGCGCAGATTCAAACCAGAATTCGTTATAAGAACAGCCTAGCGACAAATAGTATGGAAACACTGTCGCGTACAGTTCCTCATTCGTGCTAGGCTGTTTATTTTCTTGTTTTTTGCTATCAGCCGTTGTTACAGGCTGAATTTGAAGTTTTTTCCTTCATTACCGGCTTCATCATCGGAATGGATGAGCGCCTTTGTAGGTGCAGCATAAAGCTCCGCAAGCCGTTCAAAGACGGAAATGGAGATGCCGCCGATTGCTTCAAGAATTGCATCAGTTTCAGATCGCTTGATATTCGGGTGGTGCATCTTGAAAGCAGAATAGAACAGAAGCGGGATAGTGTTTGCAGGCATATCCTGCACGTTACCGATAACAAGGCCCGCCCGCTCAGCAGACATAACGGAATTACGGTTGAATTCCAGAGTGTAGGTCGTGCCGTCAACTTCCAGAGTGATCGGCTTCACGATTTCGATTGCTTTTGCCATTTTAATTATCCTCCTATGAAAGATGTTTGATTGTTTGTATGAAGATGCCGTAATCCGCATCATAGGTGCAGAAACATACGCGCGTATGCTGTCCGGCATTTTCAAGCGTACAGATCGAGTTTAACGAGCGAACCAGCTTATTAGCTAGCCGTGACAGTCACCACACAAGTCGCGCCATAATCGCCACAAGTAGCAGTGATAACAACTGTGCCAACCTCAACAGCAACAACCTTACCGGAAGCATTCACAGTTGCAATGGATTCATCCGAAGATGCCCATGTAACCGTAGAAGTGCCCGTCGTTGTGCTGTCAACAGTAGCCGTCAGTGTTTCATTTGCTTCCTTGACAATAGAAGTGCTTGACTTGTTCAGGGAGAGAGCGCTCGGATTACTCTAGGTCGATGCAGCCAGCCAGCCGAATTCACCGTTCGGAACAACGTGCGCCGGAATTGTGTCAGCAGCATTCTGCTCAATACCGCCGTTACCGAGTTTCAGCGGTCTTGCACAGTAGAAATAGCTGTAAGTAGCACCGGGGAATGAATACTCAATCCACATGCGCAGCTTGCTTGCAAGCGCAGTCTCCGCAGCGGTAAACATAGTGTCCCATGCGTCAATCGCTTCGTCAGAGTGATTGAGCGTGAACTGAAGGTCACCACCGGGATCCTGTCTGCCCGGAACATACTGCGTAATGGTATCGCTCAGGTCGGAAACGTCAATCGTTTCAACCGTCATGTCCAGAGCCGGAGCAGAAGAAACGCCGATAAGCTCAGTATAGCCAGTTGTCGGGCGTGTGCCAGCAACAGACTCAAAGGCATACTTGACTTTCGCACCGACAGTCGTAATTTCAACAGGAATGGCAACAGGCATTTTGATTCCTCCTTATCTTGTTGTGTGAATCACATGGTAAATGGTGCCGTTCTTTTCAACACCTTCACGGACAACAGCCTGATAGCGCATCGTGATTCTGTAAATGCTTCTATCAACATTTGGCGTTTGCCCTCTGAATGTGCGCGTGAACTGCATTCCGGACATTACATTGTCAATCACATTTGCGATTGCCTTTGCTTTTGTCTTTTTTGCTTGCGCATCATTCGTGTAAACATTCACTTCGTACATAACCGCTGCATGATGCTCTATGCCATTAAGATCGCGTGTGCGCTCATATACAGCATTATCAGCTTCGACAATGGTTACGCACGGAAAAGCCGCAGGAGCTTCGACATACTCACCATAGACTGAAATGCCACTGAATGCAGCCCGAACAGCAGTTGCAACATTGGTGAAGATGATGTTTTCAACGTCTATCATCTCTGAATACCTCCTTTGCAATCCTCTGCATTTCTCGCCGCATATCCTGCGCAGAATGGTACATGAACTGATTCATCGGAATACCTTTTGTAGGTATTGGCATTCCCCATCCATATTCTTTAGATGGGAATTCCCATACTCCTTTGCCATATCCATGCCCATATTCTCCCCAGCTTGACATGCCGAGTTCGTCTTTTTTCGGGTGAGGTGCATTTCCTGCATTTGAAATGACGCCAGTTCCAAACTCAATCCAAACTGCATTACCTGCTACAGAAACATTGCCTTCCGCTCTATTCTGTGTGAACGCGATTGAATTCAGCGTTTCACCTGTATCAAAATGCCCAAGATAATTTGCGGCACAATCAGCGCCAAAATCACCGAGCGATTGAACGAGCTTCTCAGACTTCTTTTCAAGCGATTCTGCATACTGTTTGAGCTGCTCCGCAGCGCTTGCAATAGATGCGGCAGAAAGTGTGCATTCGATTTTCACGACACGCTCACTTCCTTTATTGCGATTGTAAGACTGTTCAGCGATTTCGCAACAGCGACAACCACATAATCATGCTTGATTTCTCCGGCTTCTCCACCATCATCCGGAGCAGTGTCAACCCAAAGAATTGTAGACTTGTCAATCGGGAGCGTCAGGCAGTCCGTGACAATCGTCTTACTGTAATTCGCGTTGATTCCGAATGCGTCAAGATCAGCCGTTCCTCGCGCCGCTGAAATGTTTGCCGTGAACTCTGTAGGTTCATAGTATTCAAGATACTGTTCACCGGTTTCATTCCCGTATTCATCAACAGCAGCGGTCTGCGATTTGATATTTGCGTACCAGAATGTTTGCTTGTTTTTCGCAAGTGCTTTCATGCGTCAAGCACCCCCGCCCGGAACGCGGCAGAATGGTACAACCTGTTTCATCATGGAATCAGGGATCCCGCCGTTTTCATAACCGCGATTGATTCCGTTCTCATTGTGTGAGGTCTGTCCTTCTGCTCCGCGCTTGTTCAGGAGATATACCGCGATTTCACATTGCAGCATCTGATACCGCACCGGAACTGTCAGGCTTTCGCGTTCACTTTCCGTTGCGAAGGGGAATGCACGGTTAATGATCGCATCGCCTGCCATATCAAGGTAAGCAGAAACAACGGCATCCGAAGTTTCGCCGCTCATACTCTTTACAAGCGTAATCATTGTTTCATTAGTCATTGTTCCTGCCCCTTTCTCTTATTTTGTGGATTTACGCCCTCTACGTCTAGGCTCATCCTCAACAGCCGCATCTGCGGTCTGTACCTCCTCGACCTGAGGAATGTCCCGCTGATTTGTGCTTTCAGCATCCAGAACAGGTGCATCCGGCACATTTTCGTTCGGACGATACCACTTGCCATTTGCTTTCACACTGTACGGGTATTTCATGTTTTTCAGCTCCTTACGAGGTCACGACTTCAAGTGCATAGCACTCATTGAGTCGCTCAAACGACGGGAGAACGATCTCAGAAACCGTCGTTTCGACGTTGACCGGATTCTTCGTGTTGTATACAGAAACTGCGATACCGGTTTCAACGATTGCCAGATCAACGGTCGGGTCATCTCTCAGGTCAGCTTCCTCCGGAGTAGTGCCGAACCATGTGTTGCCGAGAGAACCGGAAGGCAGGAACATCACAATATCATCCGGATAGAAGTTATGAGCGGTGCCAGCTTCATCCTTGAACTTCTTCGTGTAGATCACGATGGTAACGCCGAACTCACTCTCGATGAAGTCACGCACAACCTTGTCAGACAGATAGACGTTTGCATTCGTATTCTGAGCAAGGATGTAATTGCGAGTAGACGTTGCATTCTTGATGTAGTTGAACGTCTTTTTGCTCATCAGCAGGATTTCCGGCTTGTTGCCGCCTGCCGCTTCCTGTGCGTTCAGAGCCGTTTCAATATCCGCAATCGGATCGCAAGTAGTAGGAGCATCCCACATATCATTTGCGGTCGTGATAGCAGAATAGTGTGCCGCCGCCCATGCGCCGTTCGGGTCGTAGTTATAGGTGTAATCGGTGTTGTTCGCAGTGATTGCGATACCGACAGAGCCGCCGATAGGTGCAAGAAGCTGCATTCTCATGCGCTCCGGAACAACCAGTGCACCGTCCACAAGCGTCTTTGCATCGTCAAAAATGCGTGCAAGCACCTGTGTTGCATACGGGTCAGCGGAATCCTGAACGCGCATGATTTCCTGTCTGTCCTTTTCCTTCACGAGCATGCTCTCGCGGAAGAATGCCATTTCAGTTTCAGTGACATTCACGCCGACACGATCACGAAGCGTAGACTTCGCATCAAAAGTGGACGGCATCAGAGAAACCGGCAGACCGCTTGCACCGGTAATCCATTTCAGATCAAGACCGGCTTTCTTGTCAGGCGGGAACAGACCTTCACCGAGATACGGGATCCGGTTAGACGGGTCAGAAGTGTAATTCGCGGCAATAGCCTTAGAATTAAATGCGTCAGAAAGTTTCATCTGCGTTTACCTCCTTTCCTCAAGCCTTGAACTGTGCGTAAAGCACGGTATCAGCGGTGATAGTAAATGTAGCGCCTGCGGAAATCGCAGTGCCGCTGCCGTCAGCCTTAGTATTCCACTTGTCAAATGTGGTCGTACCGGTAGGACCGACGAGAGAACCGCTGTTAGTCTTTGCCGTGACAGTTGCACCGTAAGCATACGGGGAACTGGAATCAGTCGGCGCAGTGCCGGATGCAGCAGCACCCTTGTCATATGTGACACTGTACTTCTGAATCTGCGGCTTTCCGTTGCTATCCATGAACTGAACGCCCTTGCCGATCAGTGCAGTAACAGCCGCCTGCGTCGGAGCAGCCGGAAGTGCAGCCTGCTTGATAAAGCCGTGAACAACGACAGTGCCGTTCGGATTCTCTGCAAGCGTCACATCATGCAGAAGAACGCCCTCAGCAGCGCCGTCATTGGACGGAATCAGCGTTCCAGCAGGAATAACGCCATTTGTCGAAAGCGAAGAAAGATCAGTCAGATCATACGGGATTGCGACATAATGGTCATTGTAAAGAATTTCTTTCGTTACAGTGACCGGGCTTTCTGTAAAGCGCATTTTTCATTACCTCCTTGTGTATTGATCGAGAATACTCTGGGCTTTCTTTGCCTGCTCAGCCCGTGCTTTTCCGAGCTGCTCCGCAATGCTTGCACCCTTGCCGTTATCATCATCGGCTTTTGCACCGGATTCCGGTTTCGGATTGCTGCCCATCAGTTTGGATTTTGTGCTGACCTCGATAGATTCACGGAATTTCTTCACGGCGGATGACATCTTCTCAATATCGCCCGTGATAAAAGCGTTTGCGGCATCAGCAGCAGTTGCTTCATCGAATCCACCTCCGAGAAAAGCGGCTTTCGCGGTCGAAATCTTCTCGCGCTGTTCAAACTCTGCAATGCGCTTCTCGCTTTCAGCAAGTTTGTCCTGCATCTCTTTGATTGCGGTGTCAGATTCCTGCTGTTTCAGTTCCTCGGCAGTCATCTTCTCTTTGAGCTGCTTTTTGAATCCAGCGGCTTCGGAAGTCGCTTTGTCCATCGCAGCTTTGAGCCTTGCATTGGTTTCTTCTGCTGTTTTCAGCTTTTCAGCTCCATCATCGTACTGGAAAGCAAGCAGAGCGCTGACCTTTTCAGCATCACTCATGGAATCGAAATTCTCAATCCCGCTTGTATCAATCTGTGCCATACAAAATTCCTCCTTGCGTTTAACTAAGCTGTTCTCTCAGCATTATGTGCGTTTTATTAACGTCGCTTCTCTGCGACTTTATCTTCAAAGGCTATTGCCCATGAATCCATATCCTCAATCTAGGGATCGAACCCAGAACCCGCTGTATATAAGACAGTTGCTCTAACCGATTGAGCTAATTGAGGGTAAATAAAAAGGCGTGACTACAGAAGGAGATACTTTGTCTCAATCTATAGCCACGCCCCGGCTGTTGCATTTACACACTTCGTAAATGCCTATTCAGTTGTCAAGAAGAACCGTTATTTATGCCGCCTGATTTCGCGGACATTTGCGGAAGGCTGTTCACGATATGGGAAGGATGTACTCTTTTTCCGCAGAGCAATGACACGGAACTCACCGTCTGCAAGCCGAATCTCAACGTCATTTCCACACATAAGCTGTGTCATGATGTGCCGCTGCACATTCAGTGGGATTGTAAGCTGTTCGCCCATATCTTCACGCCCTCACAAGATAGCACCGGCAGTTGTAATGCGGTTTTCGCGGTGCATATTTTATCGGATAAATCTTACCGTCACGACTATTGCAGACAGCGCACACTTTTTCATCCTCTTGCGTAATCCAGCGGACGAACTGTGTGTTTGTGTCTGTGTATGCTTTCAGTGCCGCCTCATCCGTCACGATGTCGGCATATTGCTTTTGCTGATTATACCAGTATTTCAGCGCCTTTTTCACCGCTTTGTCAAGCTGTTCGCCGGACAATACCGATTCAGCAAAGTATGCGCGTTTGCGGTCTATATCGTTTCGCCAGATATATCCTGTTAGCTCATTGCTTTCATCCAAGATTCCGGATAGCCACATGCTGACAAGAAAGTCTTTCCCGCTGATTTCCTTGTACTTTTCCTTTGCTATGAGCCTGAGCACACGCTCAGTCTCTTTCGCAATGGTATCATACAATCGGCGTGAAACATTGATAACATTCAGCGAATCAGCACGAATCTGCATTTTCGCGTTATTGAATTCACGAATATAGAACCGGCGCAGATATTTCAGCGCTTTGTCGGTGTAAGAGTAAAACTTCACTCTGCATCACCGTCCGGATCATCATCAGAAGATTCAGCAAGTAGCTGCTCCTCCTGCGCAATACGCGACTGTTCATATTCCTGAGAAATTGTGTATGCGCTCTCAGGGTCAGAAACAAGCGTCGAAAGCTGCCACGCAAGCCGAGGATGAATCTTGTCGCTTGCAAGCATCATTGTCAGCGCCTGAACCTTAGATTGCAGATTATCTGTATTCTGCCGCGTGAAGTGCGGTTCAACAGAAGCAAGCTGTAACTGCATCCCACGCATAGCATTGCATATCCTCAGCGCAATTCTCAGGAATTCATTCTCAGACTTCTTGAAAATCCGCTCCGTGTCTGCCGCCCTTGATTCAGCGTCACTGTAACCATCGCGCAGAATAATCGCAATTCCATTGTCAGAAGTGCCGCCGTTTCCGCCTGACCGTTTCGGCATTCCAACAATCTCCAACATAGTATCAATCATGAGGTTGATTGTTTCGCCGTTTTGCGCCTGATTCAGTTCAGAAACAAGATACTGCACATCGCCGTCAGAAGGTACTTTAATTCCGCCAAGCTCACGCATAGTCGCAAACTGCTCATCCGTAATGTCCGCTCCCTTGATAACAAGAAGCGAATTGATGAACTGCTCTCTGCCGTCTGCAAGGTCACTGAATGCCGCATTGATTGCATCCAGAAGCGAAAGGACAATTTCAAACGCTCCGAGCCGCGCATTATTTGCCGGATATTCAATAATCGGAACTCTGCCGTAAAAATGTTCACTTCCCTCAATGATAGAGGAAATGCTACCGACAGGATTCTTGATCTTGAAAAGACGGTTTTGCGTCCAGCAATTATAAATCACTGTGCCGTCAGCCTTTTTCACGGAATTCACGCCGAGAATAGGCTTGTTCCCGACCTCATTGCTGTATACAACGAATGTATATCGCGGGTCAAGCGTGTAAATGCTAAACGGGCTTTCCTTTTCATCGGATTCCGAATTGCTCATAATCATGCGGAATGATGTGCCGCAGATATGAAACCACTCAGCAAGCTCAACATCCCGCGCAGCTTTGTCGCAGTCGCTTGCATATCGGTTCAGTGTGTCGATCTCAGCCGATACCGTGTCTGAAAGCTCCGTTGTGCGCTCACCACGGCTTACATACTGAATCGGTTTGCCGAGAAGATAACCTGTTTTGAACGTGACAATCTGATTCGCAAAGTTTGTCACGATCTTGTTATTGATCTCAGGGCGAATGTCCTTGACCTTGCCAAGAATCGCCTGATTTCCACGGAATATCCGGTTAAGTTTCTTTATATCCGCAGCGTTTACACGGTGAATCGTCAGAGCTTTCGTCAGCACATCACACACATTTTCGCGGGTGATTTCCACATCATCATAGTAAATCACGCGCCGCCCGAAAAGTCTTTCCGGCTGTACGCTCATTCAATTCACCTCCTGAATCGTTTGTATGGTTATCCATATACAATCATACTGCGTTTTGTTCGCGCTGTCAATAAATATTCAACGAATACGGAGAATTATATAGAATTTTCACTGAAAATTATATGCAATTCGTCTTTGTGCAAAATTCAGAATATGCGCTTGAATACTTCTACCTTTTGCTGTCTGCTAAATATCATATCAGCCGCCATTGCGAGTGAATCCGGAGCATCATCGTGCACATTTTTGCCTATAATCTTGAATGCAAACACTTGCTCCATGAACGCCTGATACTCTTTTGACCTGTTTCCGGACGAACGGAAAATGAAACTGTCCTTTATGTCAGGAGCGCGGTTTGTGATCCTGTCTTGCTTCGCTTGCTTTGTGCTTGCCGGTTTTGATGTGACAACAAGTGAATACCCCGCATCTTTCAGTGCTTTGGAAAGGTCATCCGCATAGCTTTGTGTTGACTTTGTGCCTTCCACCTGTTCCCGCGTAACATGATGCTGCATAATCTTCTGTACACATATCGGGATTGTGTTTTTCTTGTCCAGATTGCTGAAAACAACGTCATGAACGAAAATGTCATTGCCGTAAATGTAAAGAATAGGCTTTGCAACATAGTCACCGCCACCGTATGACGGATCTGTTACGCTCCATACAGCATCCGGCATCTCAGGCGGCAATTCGCCGTTATAATACCGCAGAGAATCAGGCTCAAACAGACTTCCTGTGCGCTCTACCGGCTTCTGCATGTACTGTGCATCCCACGACGCAAGATCATCCTTTCGCTCAAATTCAGCCCGCTTTTTCGTGTAATATTCAGTGCTGAATCCCTTGCCATAATCGTAATCGAAATTGGAATTTCCGTTTTCATCCACGGCAGGAAGGTCAATGACCTCATATCTAACATTCTTGAACGCTTCATCGTTTTCAAGCATCTCGCGGCGCACTCCGATAGGGTCAACAATAGACCAGCGCGTTCCGATAAACAACAGCTTTGCATGTTCCTTTGCACGAGTAAGCAGATTGTTTGACACCTTGCTCCATGCCGAAATCATGCGGTCTTTGTTCAGCGCTTCTTCAATGCCACTGATAAGATCATCCGCGAGAATGTAGCCGCTTGCATCAGTTGCACCGTTCAAAGTTCCGTACAGTGAGCGCATTGTGAACGAGTGATACCGCTTCTTCCGTTGCAAGTCGATGTATTCTTCCTTTGCATTCGTGCATTTAATATCGCAATCCGGGAAAATATCGCTGAATTTGTATGTCACTTTGTCAGTTAGGATTTCCAGAACGCCATTATAAAACGCCGCTGTGATTATGTCAGAATACGAGCAGTACAGATTTGAACGCTCCGAATCTCGCCCCATTATCCAGATCGAGAAGAACAGGCACAGCGTTGTCTTTCCTACACGCGGCGGCATCGAAAGATACAATTCGTCCAGTTCATCATTTTCAAGCTTTTGAAGCGCATCTACCACACGTTTCAGCACCTTGCGCCGGACCATGTAGAATCGCTCCGGAATCGGTCTGTCAAGCTCCAAATACAGCAGAAAGCTGTCAAACCGATCAACCGCATCAAACCGCAGGCACTTCTTGTATATCTCATAGAATTTGCCCTTTTGCTCCGGAGCGCGTGAACGCTTTATCATGTCTTGCGCCGTCAGCATCAGCTCACGATTCTCTGCATGCGCAAAATGATACTCCTGATTCGTGTCTGCCCTGTCTGTCTGCTTGCACAGCCCAATTATACAGCTCCACCAATCTTGATATTTGCTTGCATCATACGGGTGCTTCTTCACTTCCGCTTTTACTGCCGCCAATATCGCCCTCAGATCATACGCCACCGCTTTTCGCTCCTTTCCATCATGTTTTTGCACGTTTCATCATATAGCAGCGCAAAAAAAGAGGTGCAGCTATCACAGTGCCACAAAGCACCACAATAGCCACACCTCGGCTGTTAGCATCGCACACATCGCAATGCCCTATTCATTTTTCACTTCTTTACCTCCCACTTGTATCCGCAATCCTGACATACCGCATACGTCCGGGTGCCTGCTGCATAGCCCTTGCTACCGCCAAACAGCAGCTTTAATGGCAAAATCACAATCTCTAGCCACCAAAATAGCAGCCAGTATATGCACCCCTTGCTTTTCTTCTCCGGCTGTACGTCAAATACCGCCTGCACGTTGATGTGATACTTCTTGCACTTCGGACACCTCAGTTGCTTCTCTGCCATGTTAATACACCCCTTTCGCTCAGTCGCCTTTTATTCCTCAGCGGTCACTTCGCCGCCCTCTGCCATTAAATCGCTCAGCCGCGCATCTCGCACATGGTCGGATGTGAAGCTCTTCGGTAACGGAACTATCCCGCCGCTCAGCTTCTTGTCAAGCTCTACAGGCTGAACCATTACGCATTCATGCGCTTCCGGTATGTATGTCACTGTTTCTATTGCATCTTCATTGTCGGCAAACACAAATTCCATTTCATCCCGCGTGTCTCTTGACCTCACAACAATGTCATACCCAAGAGCATCCAGCATCTTGAAGATCACTCCAAGCCTTAACTCTGTCGGTCTGCTTAGCATCGTCGCTATACTCGTCTTGTTCTTGTACCCTATCTTTGTCGCCAATCCAGCTTGACTTTCTCCCTTTCGCTTTATTGCTGCCCTGATTATCTGCTTGTCATTCATCCTCGCTCACTCCTTTTCATGCTTTTAATCCGAATGTTATCTTAACCGTAGTATACCACATTACAGATAATTTGTCAAGCCCCTTTTTTATTTTTTCGCGGCTTTTTATTTTTGCGGGTGCGGAGAGGGTTAAACTATACCTTATCCCCGTTGCCTATATCCCCGCGGGTGCCTCATCGGCTCGACCTCATCGGCTCGACCTCATCGGGGCACCGTGCCGGAGATCGTGCCGACATAGCTACAAACCGACAGCGCAAACCGTCCAGAAGCGCACGGAGCGCCGAAACTGTGCAAGGTGCAACTATGCCGGGAAACGCATAGAACGCCGCACAGCGCCTGTGCGCGGCTCCTACGCACATTGCAAGCGCTGGAAACGGGAGCGGCTCAGAACGTCCGGACGGTATGGCACGATGTAACATAGATCAGCGGCATGATGTGATAATAAGACATAAACAGGCGACAATATGACATTGTTTTATTATCTGAACCGTGGTATAATACAATCACAGGCAAGGGAGGCCGAGCCGAAAGTACAAAGCCACAAAGGAGGCGGCGAAAATGACAGCATTATCTATCATCCGCGCGGGCAGCGCACACTGGGAGCACATCGAGCGCGAAGCCAACGAGCACAACACAACGGTTGACCGAATCAACCTCGCTGCTATCCTCGGCGACTGCGGCAAGCTGTTCATCGACTGCGACATGCTCACGGCTCCGGACGGCACATTCCTTGACGAGGTCGAGCACTATGCAGCGCGAGTGTGCGACATCGTGCGAGCACTCGACGCATACACCGACTGCGGCGGAGATGCTATCATGCATTACAGAAACGGCGGCGAATACGCTGATTTTTGATCCGCAAGCGGAGCCGTGAACCGCGTACAGTTTCACGAGCGGAGCACCTAACACACCGAGGCACTACACAAGAGTGCAGACCGAAACCAGCGTACCGGCACCGCGTACAATGTGCCGGAAAAGATCGGGCTGAATCAAGCCGGATTGAATCAATCCAAATCAGAACAGGCGAAAGCAGGGAGGGAATCACCATGATGAACCGTGAATACATGAAGCAGACCTACGCGGACAACCTCACCGCATGGAGAGGATACCGCGCACAGATCGCACAGGACGCGGAAACGCTGTGTGAGATCGTACAGAAGCACCGTTTCGGCGGCGGCACACCGGAACAGGCATCGCGGGAAATCGTGCAGGCAATCGGCAAAGAAGCTGCCTGCGTGATTATCGCATCGGCTGTCAATGCTCACGAGCACGACGGCAGACTGTCGCCGGAGGTCGTGAAGTGGGCACAGGAAATCGGCTGGGACTGGGAAATGTCCTGCAATCTCGGCTTGACGCTTGACGGCAAAATGCACATGTGCCACATCAACCAGACCGCAGAAGCCCTTATGAATCTACCGGAAGAACCGGAGCAGCCCGAAACCGAACCCGCAGAAGCGGCGGACGGTGAAACGGCAGAGCAGGCAACGCCGGACGGCATCGCCTACGAAATCCGCGAAAACAGCGAATACAACAGCCGCGAGGTCTATTTCAGCGGCAAACCGGCAGCGGAAACCAGAGAAGCATTGAAGGCGTTGAAAATGCGCTGGCACGGCAAAAAATCCTGCTGGTACGGATATGCAACCGCTGAGGACATCGCCGCAGCAATCGCGGGGGAGATCGTGAGCGGAGCAGCTAAGACAGCACCGAAAGCAGAGAAGCCGCCGAAGAAAAATAAATTTGGCGTTCAGGTCGGTGACATTTTCAGCGCATCTTGGGGCTATGACCAGACACAGACAGATTTCTTTCAGGTTGTCGAGTTGGTCGGCGAATTGTCCGTAAGAGTGCGCGAGGTTTACCCGCATATGGTAGACGAGAGCGCGGTTTCTCCGATGAGCGCGGACAGAACGTACAAGATCAGCCGCGACATTCTGCCGCCTGCCCCTCACAGCGTTTTCATCAAAGATCAGGAGCGCGGCGACATCAAGCGACTGAAATCCTACGCGAAAGACAACAGCGACATTCAATTCAATCTGTCCAGCTTCGCAAATGCTTACATTTGCAGAAACAGCACAGAAAAGTGCTATGAAAGTTGGTACGGATAACCAACAGAACGCCGAGCCGCAGCGGCACGGACTGCGGCAGGAATTCAAAACAGGATGGGTGTGAAATACCTTGATGATTAAGGAGGGAAAGAACATGAAAGCGTATCAATTCAGTGTTCAAGGCGATTTGCGCAGAATCTGCGCAGAATCCCGCGAAGATGCAGAAGCCGCTTGCGTTGATCGTTTCGGCGGCTTCGATGTGGAAAACGGTGAAGCACTTTGCAAGCGTTGCAATTCGATGTGCGACAACTGCGCGACAGAATGCAGCGGAGAAACAAAAAAGCATTATTCCGGTTGTATCTACAAAACGAAAGGGGCGCAATAATATGAAGATCGAGAAGCGCGGCACAATGCCGAACGGGGACAGCATTCAGCTTGAAAACTGGATACCGACATACCCCGACTTGATGAACCCGCACACGGTCGCCGTGTACATGGTCAGCCGCTACACCTTGCCGGGAGCGTTCGCGCCGAAATCCGGACAGCTTTTCCGCTGTGCGTTCACATTCCCGACAGCAGACGCGGCGCGGACGGTATACGAAGCGCTCAGAACAGGAACGGCACAGCCTGCGGATTATCTGGATTATCTCTATTATCCGCAACATGCGCCATGTGTGACCGGGAAAGGAGCGTGGCACCATGAACACTAACCTATACCGCGCACAGCAACTAGCGATATCCGCCGCGATTGATTCCGGCGACTATGGCAAAGCAAGCGACCTGCTCCGGCAGGACTTGCAGACATTCGCGCAGTCGCCGACAGAATCCGCGCAAACTGGACACAATCAGACATTGACCGCGCCGACAAAATGCGGTATAATCAAGATGATGATTCGGCGGCATGTGCGCCGCTGGAAAAAGCAACAGGAGGGAAAGAAAATGAAAAAGATTAAGGTATGGGCATTTACTGCAAACGGCATCGGCTGGAATGGTCCCGTAACAATGTATTTTGATAGCCGCGAGCACGCAGAAGCAGCACGCGCAAAATATGACTACAGCGGCCCCGTGCAGTATGCCGGTGCATTTTCGGAGGACAAATTCAAACAAGCGCACCCGCGTTTCCCGGATGAAAATGTGAACGCCGGTGAACTCTACCCGACGCATAATTTTTAATATGGGCAGCCGCTCTGGAGCAACCCGGGGCGGTTTTTTTGCTGTCGATCGTGCGCCGATTGCATCATATCACGCATGGACAGCGCCCACAAAGCGCCGGAGATGCCGACAGCATACAGATACCAGATACCACCGCAAAACGCCGCTATGCGCCTATACGACGCAGTGCGGCTATTTTTATGCCCGCATGCCGTCGCGCTGAGCTGCTCCAAAGCCGTGAAACGCTCTAAAATGCGATTTAAGGCGGGCTTATGGTGCAGGGTATACCGACACCACCTACAGCACAAACTCCCCGCAAAGAGCTTGTTTGACCCGTCAGAAGCGATTCCGGAACCGGAGAGCCAAAACCGGCAGAAGATGAAGCGCAGAACCGGCAGAAGATGCCGACACTGTGACCACATCCAGACCGCCGCCAACAGTTGCAGAGGATGCCGACAACGTGCGGACGGTATCACGGTATCAGCACCGGCAGATAGCGCCGGCAGGCAGTGCCGCCGCTATGGTCCCGGCAGAGATCAAGCGCCGATCACCACCAGGCCGCAGAAGGGGAGCAGGGGAGCAGCTCTGCCACTATTAAACCGCCCTATACTTCCGTTATTCGCCCGCACTCCCCTTTTACACTCCCCCACAAACAGACAAGCCGACCGGAGCAGCTCATGCACTCCGACCGGCTTTCTGCGCTTTCTGCGATTTCGATTTTTTGTGCCGAAATCGTTTTATCAGTTTTTGCTTTGAATTTCTGCGCTTTCTGAAACGAATTGCGCCAAATAACTTATTTGGTGAAGAAGCGCAACAGCATGATTTTACAGCACTTGCTTGCTTTTTCTGGATTTGTATATTTTATCTTGCGTTATTCATGCAATATAATCCTGTTTCTGCTCAGTTTATACAGGCTGTAATTGCATACTGCCGCACTTTCTGCGCACTTTCTGACCGGATTTTTTCAGCTTTCTGCGCCGTCGCTCTCGCTGAAATCCACCGCGACTGCATCAGCATACTTTGCCGCGAGTTGATCGGGGCTTTCTGCATCGGACTGATTCGCGCTGACTTCAATTTCCTGCTTATCCTGATAGGAAAAATGGTTTTTTGCCAAGAATATAAAAGTAACTGGGTTGACTTTTCCATTCGATGCGTAGTTTTCAAGCTGAGCGTTCAGAGCATAGTATGTTCTTTTTAGCAAGTCAATCACTTCTTGTGGTTTAACTCTCTTCCCATTAACGATATTCCAAAGTTCCTGACGGGAGATACCGAGAGCGAAAGCGAAGTCAGCGACACCGGGCTTCATATCGTCTTTCTGGCATATATCGAAATACTCCATGATGCGCTGTTTGACCTGAGAAGCGTCATCGAGGCTGACGGGGTTCAGAAGCATGATGTTCATGGTATGCTGAGTGAAGCGGGTATTATCGCCGGGTTCAGCCTGTACTGTGCTGTCAGGGCGTTTACGAACCTTGCGGGATTCTTTTTCCGCGAGAGCGATAGCAGCGGCTTCGGCTTCCTGTTTGGTCATAGGTTTACGAGGCATAAAAATCACTCCTTTCTGCGCAAAGCGCTTTCAGAGATGCGGAAATACCAGTTGAGTTTGGATGCGTCCTCAGGATAATGACCGGAAATGAGCATAGCATTTTTGAATTGATTATTGGTAAGGTAGATGCCGGTATCATTTTCGAGAATATGCTTCAAGCCATAGGATGACCACCGTTTATTGACGGATTTCTGAGCAACGCATTTTAATGTGATCCACGCAAGGACTTTTTCCTGTGTATCCTTTTCTTCGGTGCTGAGAAGCCCGTCATCGAAAATCGGCGAACCATTCACATAAACAGGTGACGAACAAAGCGAGATGCAATCCGTAGTTTCGTGATTGACAGCAGATGATTCATAGGGGAGCACGAATTTTCTGCCGTCACGCTTTGCTCTTTCTACGATACCTGAGATATAGAGTTTAAATTTTTCGATCGTCATAGTAGCTCCTTTCTGCCGAAATCGGCGGTAAAAATCATAAAATATTAAACATTGCGAACAATGAAAACGGCGTATTTACTTGCATTTTGGATTTCACGTTTCACAAGCAAAAACCGTTCGGTTTTTTGGGTTTTGTTGGGTTTCTTTGGGTTTTGCTGGGTTTTCCGGAGCATCGAAACAGGCGTATTTGCGTGATAATCGCACATCATGTGCAAATTATGCTATGCTGAAAAAAAGTACAAAGAAAATCTTTCCCCCCCATACCCCCTCTATCTTTAGAAAGTTATCAATATATTATTATTCTATAAGTTCTTTATTTTTTATATATTAAGAACTTATAGTTTAATACTCCCCTATAAGTTAATAATAAACTATAGGTTAATACTCCCATTATTTTATTATTCTAAGATAGATAAATAAGAGATTATAATATATTATATAGGATATATGGGGATAAAACGGTGAGTTGCGAAGCGGTGAAAAACACGCATTCACGGGGATTTTGCATTTTTTCAAAACATTATACATGAAATTCGCCGCTAAAAGAGGGGCAATTGGCGGCTACACCGCAAAAGGGGGCATCGCGTTTTCACTGTAGAAACACTGTGATTTTAGAGGGGTTTCTGTTCAGGGGCTAATCTTACCGTGAAACGCTCAGAAGCCATCTGTCGTACGTTTCTGCAAGCGAAAACACTATGCTATGCCCCGTGCTTTCTGTCACGGCGGTTCTTGCGGCTCTTTCTGCACGAACTCGGTGCACCAATTCTCCGGATTCACGACTTCTCCGCACTGGAAAGCGTCAGGATGGATGCACATCGACGAAAACGGGAGATAGTGCTTGCAGTTTTCGCAGATGATCTCACCGCAGCGTTTCTCAAACTGTTCATTCGTCTGCATTGTTGTTCCTCCCATTCCATTCGCTGATTACAGCATCGATCGTGCCGAGCCAGCGCGTCTGATAGTCGCACACGCCGCATATCGCTTGATAGCGTTCATCCAGTGCGCGTGTTTCTGCATGGATTGCTGCATTGCCTGCAATCACTTCTTTGCGGTTAATACAAAAATACGGATCGTTTCCGCCGCACTCGCAGCGGTTCAGTCGTGAAAAATCAAACTTCACTTTCGTTCGCCTCTATTCGAAGCAGCTCACACAGCTTTTCTGCGGTCTTGTCCTTTGAGCAGAACATCCACTCCACGCCGTATTTGTCGCTCATGGTCTGCATTGCCTTTGCCAAACTCGCGCTTGTTGTCGGCGGTTTGCCCGTCCGTCTGTACGCCGGAGTGCGCTCCCACCGCTTCACGCGTGGATTATTCCAGTTTGCCACATCCTGCACGGAGCTGATGCCGGATTCCTCAACCAGCACGATCAACCGGATCCCGGCTTCCTGTGCCGCCACGATCTCACGCCGGAAGCGCTCATGGTCTTGCACGATGTTTCCGTAGACCTCTTGCAGTCCGTATTTCGTATCGACACAAGTGCTTTGATCGGTCGGGAGCGTATAGTCACCGACATACAGCTTTGTTCGCCGAATCTGGATGCCATGAGCCATTAGCCACCGGTTCACATGCTCATGCTTTGACGCCTGCTGACGCGAATCTTCCAAGATGATATTCACTTGCTTTTTCACCTCATTTTCTGTGCTTCGCGTTTCGACTGTCTAAAACGCGATTTGAGAGGGGGTTCTTCTGCCCGCCTACTTTTACCGCAAAACGGGCAGAAGCCCCAAAACGCCGTGTTTTCCTCAGTCAAAACGCAGTAATGTCAACTGACTGTTTGATTCTCTGCGAAATCTGCTCCATAATCGCAAGGAAATCACCGAGAGTTTGCACGTTTGCATTCTCCGCAGACTTCTTTGTTTCGATATTGAGAACAGCCATGCACATTGTCGTAATGCTGGAATAGAAGCCGAGAATATCCTTATACTCGACAAGTTCACCGGTCTTTTCTGTCGTGCTGCCGAATACGCCCTTTTCACGCATGCCGATAGCATAGAGGATATAATTGCTTTCGTCGTAGTCAAAAGCATATCCGTCGATGATTTTTACAAGTTCATGTTTCTTTGCCATTGTTCACATTTCCTTTCTCTTTCGGTTCGTGACCATATACCCGTGTGTAGATTCGTACACATGTTATCGGTGCGAGTCCAAGTCCCTTTGCGATTTTATTCATTGACTTTTTCATGTCAAGTCCTTTCTCGATATACGCAGCTCTCGCTCTGTCCTGATCGTCAATATAGCTGTCACCAAAGACGCGCACCCATGCATAACTAAAGCCTTTTTCCGAATATCCGATTTCTTTTGCTACTGCAACAACTTTCTTGATCTTCTCCGGATTCGCATACATTTCTGCGCGTATCTCTTTCAGCTTTTCCTTGATACCGAAATCAATCATCTCGCTTTACCTCCGTAATCAGCCAGCTATTCGGCAGGCTTTCGCACCACTCGCAAAAATTGTGCCATTCTTCCAGCTTGTGGTTCTTCCGCGCATGGTACATATTACGTAAAACAGCATAATTTGCCTGCCATGTGTATCGTTGATTGTAGCTTTCCGGCAGGCGTTCGATGAGCATTCGCCAATACCTCACATCGCCGGTACTGTTGTACTTCTGCCGCAGACGTTCACAGCTTCCGACCAAATAGCAAAACGCTCTCATTTCGTCCTCATCGTCAGCGGTTTCGTCAAGGCTGAAATCTTTTAGTGTGATAGGCTTGCTTGTGAGTTTGTGCATCTTACTGCACGAATTGCGCACCGTGCCGACCTTGTAAGTATCAAGCTCAGCATTCCAGAACATCGGAGCTGTGATATCACAAGTCACGGTAATCATTCTGAGAAATTTGCTGTGATCGCTGCCAGCAAGCGTGAGATTCAGGAGCAGCTTTCTGTCCGCTTCACCGATCTGGAAAACCGGCGTTTCGTCGATTCCGCTGTGAATCCATTTGCTGTCGGACTTATCCCAAGAGTTCATTGGATTCCGTGCGCCGCGCACCGCAGCTTCAAATCCTGTTACTTCTGTATTTTCGATTTTAATCATCGTGTGCTTCCCTTGCCTTTCTTGTATTTCCAGTTTTTGAATACTCCGCTATTGAGCGCGTTGTGATATGCGGAATTACACACATCCGGCATTGCGGCTTTCTTCTCGTCAGCGATTGCCTGTTTATACTGCTGATACAGCTTGCAAGTAGAGTGACAAGTCATGCCGTCCACCACTCTACGATTTGCACAGCCGAAGCACGGTGCTACCTGCTTAGTCATCGCGCGGCACCTCGCTTTCTTTTTTCGGTTCATAAGGTTTCGGCATCGGCATCCATGCAAGCACACGCAGATTTTGCCACCCTGTTTCATGGTTTATCAGCCATTCTTCGCGCTTGCCATGTTTTCCGTAAAAATTGCCGATTCCGTATGTCTGATACATGCGGTTATACTCACCGTACCGGAAGTATTCAAACCACACAAGCACATCGTCACGGTTTTCAGGGAGTCGCTCAATACACGGCACCCACTTTTCATCCGGTATTCCTTCAATCGTAATATTAGAAATCAGTGTATTCAAAACGCCGTTATATGTTTCTGCAATACCAGTCAAAATCTGTTCAATCACCGGTTTAAGTTCGTCGTGTACTTCTCGCCTTGCACCGTCACGGAAGCCTCTAAGATACTCTAATTGCATATCAGTCATACTACATTCACCGTCCTGTTCATGTACAACTTTGTCATGTACTCGCTGCCGTCTGTAAGGCATTCGACGCAATATTTAGCGCCCCACTTTCCGAGAAATGGCTTGCCGCACTTCTTGCATGTGATCTCATGCGGCTTCACAGGCACATAATTGGATCTCGACCACGCATTCCAGCGCCTGCGTTTCGCTTCTTTTACACACTCTGCGGAGCAATATTTCTTGTTGCCCTCTGTCGGTTTCGTTATAACAAACATTTCGCCGCAGAATTTACAATATCGCTTTTGGGGTTCCAATTTTTTCACTCTCTTTCACTCTCATTTTCAGTATCTCTCCCACAGCCGCACACCGCACCTGTGAGCGAGTTCCTTTGCTGCTTTGGTAAACTCGCTGTTTGTTGCGACTGCCGCCCGTGACGCGCCGTAATACAGCTTTGCGGCACAGACTTCCTGCACGGCTTTCACGCCTACCTTGCCGGAGTAGCACTTGCACTGCACGACGATTTTGCCAAGCAGCCCGTATGCGATTATATCCCCGCCGAAATCAGCTCTGTTTGTTTTGCCGCACTGCCGTACGAAAAGCCACAAGTGCAGTCTCATCTTGCGCATAACGTGCTTCTCATACGCCGCGCCGTCATTCGACTTTCTGCGCCTGCGCCGTTTCATTTTATCACCCTACCTTTCGTCATTATCCGGAAACCGCAATTTTGTCACCGCAATAGGGAATTCCTCAATCTCGCTGCACCATACCGCAGAACCGGTGCCGTTCAGGAATTCCCATATCAGCGGAAAACCGCCTATCCCATCGAAGAGACTTGCCATTGTCTTTTCTTCGCAATACTCGTTCAGCCGAGACAGCACCCACAACCACGGCGGGATTGCAATGCTGTTTCCGAGTGCTTTGTATCGCGGAGAATCAGCCGGTTTGTGCTTCTTGCCTTTCGTGTCAGTCCATTCGCCAATATCAGTCCAGCCGTCCGGATAGCCTTGCAAGCGTTCACATTCCAGCGGTGTCAATCTGCGCACGATATAGCGTTCTCTGCATACATTGTTCAGATTGTAGCTTGTGCCGCCGTTCTCTTTTGCTTGCAATGTTCCGTTCACTTCGGATTCCGTTGCGTTTCGGCAATCAGCAGCAACAACATCTCTCTCAACGCCGCCGCGCGCACCGGGGCATTGTGCATAATGAGCATCGAGAGTGCCGCAAACATCTCCTCTGAATGACTGACACACAATGTCGTTTCCCTCTTTTGCTTCATGCGCCGTCAGAGTTGAACTGCATTCATTTTCGCCGTACACGCCTTGTTTTTGCCTGTCATATAACACAGCGTTCACTTGCCCCCCCCCTGTTCCCATTCTTGCGGTTAATGTCGGACAGATACCGTCCGTGCATACCGTGTTTTTCGTGCTTGTCATTTCGATGCACAGTTCATTCGGATTCATTGTTATCATCCTTTTCGATATAGCTATCGCACTCTGCCGCGCCGTTAATCTGTATTCTGTCATTAAAGTTATTACAGATTCCGTCCTCGTTAAATTCGCAGTAATCGCAATCGCAGTAAACTGTCATGTTTTCACTCCTTTTCAACAATAGCAATCCCGCCCTGATTGCAAGCAGGATTCCCGCAGTTGTTGTCAAGCGTCCGGCTTGTATCGGCTTCGTATATGCCGCTGTGCGGATTGCCAGAAAGCATTGAATTTGATTTATCGGAACATATGCCGTAACACACCGCCTGATTATTCACCGTTGACAGCATTCCGGTCTGTTCATCTTTCACGTAACCTGTAATCATCGGAACATAGCCGCCACACATTCCCATTGAAGCGGATAGAGTAGGCGATACGCCTGTATCTGTTATTGTCGCATGGTTTTGATTGCTTTCAAGTATTATTGGTTCGCTTGCTGTTCCAGTGCAATCCGTAGCATTTCCGGCAGTTCCTTTCCGCGCCGCTTCGCTCTGTTCAGAATTCCCTGACACGCTTTCGCGCTCAAATAATATTTCCGGAGCTGCCCCCC